GAACCAATCATACTTCGAGGCACAAATTAGCACTTCCAAATAATGCTCGCCAGCTCCGAGTTCTCTATGTCAATCCTGTGAATCAGTTGCCGCAACGCAGCTTTGGCTTTGCCCCTGTCTGCTCCTGTTATGTCGGGCAACATATTGATTGCTGTTTGCTGTAAAGCTTTGATGTCACCTTTTTGAGACTCAAGCTTTTTTATCTGTTCAGTCAGTGCATTTCGTTCGTTTTCCACGCGCTCACGTGCTGCCTTTAGGTCTTGAGCGGAGATTAGGTCGTTTTCATAGGCTTCAATCTGTTTTTGCATCCGCCTGTCAACCCTTGCCAATCTTGCCTTTAGATCCTTGATCTCGTCTTCTGCGGTTGGTGAGGCAGCCACAACATAGTCGAGCTCTTTTATTGACCCTGAAGCCAATCCCTTGATCTGATCAATTATCACCTGCTCCAGATCGTCTCGGTGTGCTGCATGATATTTACATCCATACCCAAGGACATAAGAGGAACAGACATATCGATAGTAAGTGTACTCGTTGTACTTTGTTTTGTGCCTGCTCGTACTGCCCTTCATATTTCTCCCGCAATGTTTGCACTTGAGCAAACCAGTAAAGAGATATGTTTCGCTGTCAGCATGCTTGTTGGCGTAAGACCTGGAACGCATGATAGCTTTTACTCTCTCAAAGCGCTCCAGAGGGATGATCGCTGGATGGTTGTTTTCCTTCACGAGCCATTCAGACGGATCGCGTAAAACGGTCTTATTATTCTTGCTTTTACGCTTGTTATAGATCATGGTGCCCGCGAGCGTTTCGTTGTTTAGTAAACGCTTAACGCTTACCTGATCCCACATCTTCCCTTGCTTTGTAGTTACCCCTTTTTCGTTGAGAATTTTCGCAATCATACGGTAGCCATTACCTTGCTCGGCCAGATCGAACATTAGCCGTACATACTCGGCTTCTTTTTCATTGATGGCGTAATGACCATTGATCACGTCATACCCAAAGCACGGTTTGGTCATGGCCTTTCCTGTGTTTTTCTTTAGGGACATCATATTGTCTCTGACGCGCTCGCTGATACGTTCTCGCTCAAACTCTGCGAACGCACCGAGGAGCTGCAAAACCATCTTGCCGACTGCAGTTGAGGTGTCGAAGCTCTCTGTTGCGGAGACAAATGTGCAGTTGTGGTCTTCAAGCAGGTTTACGGTTTGAAGGAGATCCAGCAGGTTGCGGCAAAACCGGTCCAGTTTGGAAGTGAGTACTACATCAATTTTATTCGCTTTCACGTCATCCAGAAGGCGTTGAATCGCAGGTCGCTGCAGATTTTTGGCGCTATATCCGTCGTCGACATAAAAAGTCGGAGATGTCCATCCCATCACTTTACAGTAAGCCGTTAGCCGTTCTTGTTGCTCTTGGAGAGAGTTACCTTTATCGGCTTGTTCGTCGGTTGACACCCGTATATAAGCTGCTATTCGCATGGTCTTTCCTCCTAATACTTAATGACATTCATTTTCAGTTTACCGATGATCTTAACCTCTGCTGGGGAAGCAAAAATGGGGGCGTATTTCGGGTTTTCTGATTGCAGGACTAGAGTATCTCCATTTCGATACACGCGCTTGAGTACCGCTTCATCACCGATAAGCACGGCAGCAATTTCCCCATTCTCGACTTCTGGCTGCTTGCGGATCAATAACAAGTCTCCGTCATAAATACGAGCATTGATCATGCTGTCACCTTTTGCGCGGAGATAAAAGTATTCGCCGCCGGCAATCCATTCCTTGGGAGTGGGCTCATAACCTTCGATATCTTCAAACGCGAAGGAGCCGTTCCCGCAGCTGATCCGACCAACGACAGGCAAGTAGGTTAGGCCATCCAGTTGTTCCATCTCAATGCCGAGAAATTTTTCGGCTCCGTCAAGCAACCGAGAGATGTCTACCTCTAATGCAGCAGCAATATCGGCTAAACGGTTCATGTCGATCTTAATCTCACCGTTTTCATATCTCTGTATCGTCTTCTTGGTTAGTCCTACCTTTTCAGCGAGAACTTGGAGGCTGTAGTTTCTTACATCCCGGTACTTTTTTATGTTTTTACCGACCGCTAGGTAAAACAGTTTTGAATCCACTTTTATCCCTCGCTTACTTGATATCACATACTTTTGTTTGTAGTATACCCATAAAAAGACACGTTATGCAACAAAAATTCATTTTCGTGTCTTTTTAGGGGTTGACTCGTAATTTTTGTGGTGGTACGCTTGTGTCATAAAAAGACACGACCTGAAAGGCGGTGAGAGGATGCACATCACGGTCAAAGCAGCCCGCGTCAACGCAGGGATGACACAGGAAGAAGTCGCAAAAAAGCTGAATCTCTCCACAAATGGCTACGCGAAGAAAGAAAGCGGGAAGAGTCGGTTTTATATCGACGAGATCATCATGTTAGGCAAGCTGTTCGGGGTAAACTACGAAAATTTTTGTGAGGTAGCGTGTCATTTAAAGACACGGCGGGACACAGCCTGAATTTCACGGGGCCGTCCACTGCTGTAGTGGGCATAGCAATAAAATGTAGACCTAATAAATGGAGAGGGGGAGCAAGCATGAAAGTGCGGCCAAGGAAACGCCCGCAAATAAAAGTCGTCGCGCACTACATGCTCATCGATGGAAAGGAGGTGGAGATTGACCCATTTAAGACCGATTTACCTGACCGCTGCAAGTTGGTCCTAGCTGAAATAGCAACCGGACGCCAACTCAAATTGGTAGAAGCGCGCGGCTCTTAGGAGCCGCTATGGTGGACAAGCCCTGAGAGGAGGCAATCAAGTGTTCACAAAAAAGGAATTCGCTCACTCGCTGGAACAGACGTATCGCACAAGTGGGCTCCAGAATGCCGGCAGATGGTTCGGCCTGGTATATCGCAGTCTGCGTCTGTCGATGTTCATCGAACCGGACAAAGACGTCAAAGACAGGATCAGCCAAAAGCGCCAGGAACTGCTGGCGACCTGGAAAGAATTTGCCGGCCGGTTCCGGAAAGGTGGTGATAATCAATGAGCGCTTTCAGTAAACGGGCCATCTGGCTGACGGTTTACTCCAAACACGGTGACCGTCTCGTGCAGATCACCCAGGAACACATCAGATTGGCACGCGACCTGGCTGAGCACCGCCTTTACATGTCTAGTGTTGAGGTCGAAATACTGAAGTCCAGGATCGAGGAGTTGCGCAAGGAGCGCGACGCTATCCTGGCTCAGTTCGAGGGGAGGTGAAGCCGTTGAACTGCCAAACCATAAGCGATCAAATGCGACCTCACCTGAAACTGGTCCATCTCGTCGCATATCGCTTCGAAAGTAGGTACAAGCTGCCGCCAGGCGTTGATCATGACGATCTCGTTCAGGAGGGAAGCCTCGGGCTGTGGGAGGCTTTGCGACGTTACGATCCCTTGAAGGGGAGCTTCTCAACTTTCGCCATCATATGCATCGAATCCAAAATCGGGAAACTTTTTCGGAAATCACGGGCACAGAAACGATACGGCTCACCGGTGTGTTACCTTTCTGATCGGACAGTTGATGACTGCACACTGGAAGAAGTAATCCCCTCCAAAGAATCGGTTGAAACTGCTGTGGTGTTGAAAGTTCTACTGGAGACCTTGCCCGCGCGTGAGCATCGCATGCTCATGATGTACCTAAACGGTTACGGGCAGCCGGAACTTGCTAGACGCTTCGGGTTGACTCAATCGTATGTCAGCAAGCTCTTACGTAGGAACATAAGAGATTTGAGGCGTGGCTACAGCGACCGGCTTCTGGAAAACAAAAAAAACTAAGAAAGGATGATGCGGTGTGAAGGGATACGATTTCAAAGCAGCTCGTCGGAGAATCGAAGAACTGAAACTGATCTACCGGCAAATGAAACGCTGGTACGAAGATGATGATACCTGGAGTTGGTGGATCATGGCGCAGATCGAGGAAATCGAACGGGAAATCGAAGAAGCCCATCAAGCCCAAAAAGGCAGAATGGCCGTCGGGCAGGACGGCCATCCAATAAACGCTTTTGGGAATGTACTTACTCCGATTATACCGGCTTGGAGCCGGGGGAGCAAGGAGGATCTGCAACATGTCTGAACAAAGACGTGACGCCGCAGCTGATCTGGCGATGTGTGAGGCAGCGACGCCGGGCAAATGGGAAGGAAAACATGCCATTCAACCGTATATCTCGGTGTTTACTGGCGTCGCGGAAGAAGTGATCGCGACGACATACACAAGGGGAAATATGCGCTTCATCGCCGAATCCCGCACAGCCCTGCCCCACTGGATCAATCGGGCGGTGGCAGCGGAGGCGGAGGTTGAGCGGTATCGTATCCTGCTTCACAACGTATTGGAGCGTAGCAAATGGGGAGATGCCGAAAACGCCTTGGTAAAGATCGTTTTGATGATTGAAAATCATTTGTCTGAAATTGATAGCGAGTAACGCAGGCTTGTCCTGCGCGAAGGGCCCATGCTTTCGCACACGCCAACGTGCGATTGACCACCCAAAAATCTTAATGCTATCCATGGGCTCTCCCCGGAGGACACGCTTCGGAGGCAGCGATCACAAAAACTGTGCAGCACAGTTGTCCCCATAGGTCGATGCTTCCGTCGCGAACCTCCACTACATAGCGAGGCCAAGCGGCGCAGCCGAGGAGCTGCAGCGGCCGCGCAGAGGTTGGGGCGCGGTGGCCTCCTGATCCACGAAAGGGGGTGAAGTAAGTGCGCGTATGCTGCGCCTGCGGTGAGGAAGACCGCTATAAGATGTTGCTTACCTTACCGGTTGCTGTTGTTTACGAAGGGAGGCGATTCACCAGGACTCCGTTCGATCAAAGCGAGGTTTTCATTTGCCTCACATGCTTAGAGGAGGAGGCCAAAAACATTTTTGCCTGCTCTTAAAAAGCAAAAGACCCTGCGTGGCAGCGCAGAGTCTCAATCAAAACATCAATTCTCACCTCAAGCGTAACGCTTTCTGCTTGAAAAATCAAGGAGGGTAAACATGAACATCACGATCACATTGCAAGCGTCCCCCGAATTGATCAATGCGATCAACGGCATCTCGGCAGCCATCACCGGGCTGTCGGAGAAAAAGGTGGTTGAATTCGCGCCGGCGGTATTGACAGCTCCGGTACCCGAACACACGGCTGTTCAAGCACCGGTTCCGGCAGAAGCGACTGTGCCTGTAACTCCTGCGCAGGCTTCACCTGTACCAGCGGTTCCCACGGCGCCGGCACCGGCTGCACCGCCCGTAGCTCCTCCTGCTCAAGCAGTCTCTGCAGCTCCCCAAGCTGCGCCGTCACAGACACCTGCAGCCGTACCTACCGCAGTGCAGACCTACACGCTGGACCAGTTGGCCGTCGCGGCAACGCAGCTGGTGGATGCTGGCCGGCGTGAGGAATTGGTCCAACTGCTCGCCTCATTCGGTGTACCAGCCCTGACCGCGCTGCCGAAAGAGCTGTACGGAGAGTTTGCGACCCGGTTGCGGGCGATGGGGGCGAAGATCTGATGAACACTGTTGTGAGGGATCTGGAGGCCGACTTGGCGATCTGCGAAGCGACAACGCCAGGGCCGTGGCGTCAAGACTCGGATGGATACTTGATTGCTGCTAACAGCACACACATAGCGGACGTCGTCAGTACCGAGGAGGACGCTCGATTCATCGCCGAGGCCCGCACCGGTTGGCCGTATACGATCCGGCGTGCGCTGGCAGCGGAGGCGGAATTGCTTCGGGTTAATGTTGAAAATAGAAATCTGGAGGCGGAAGTCGACCGCCTCCGGAACGAGATCAACATTCTGCAGGAGCAGCTGGAGCAGCGGAGGTGCAGCGCATGACAACGTCACACGCGGAACGTGAACACGCTCTTCTGTCTGCAAGCGGATCGCACAAGTGGCTGCACTGCACGCCGAGTGCCCGACTGGAAGAGCAGTTTCCCGAAACACAAAGCACTTACGCCGATGAGGGAAGACTGGCGCATGAGATCGCCGAGCTCAAGCTGCGAAAGCATTTCATCGAGCCGATGGGGCCCCGAGCATTTAACAACCGCCTGAAAAAATTCAAGGAGAATCCGCTTTTCCAAGAAGAAATGCTGCGGCACACGGACACCTACCTGGAGTATGTGCAGGGCATCGTCCACGGTTTCACGGCGCCGCCGTATATCGCGATCGAAAAGCGACTCGATTACAGTGCTTACGCGCCCGAAGGCTTTGGGACTGGCGACTGCATCATCATCGGCGGCAACACATTACACGTTTGTGACCTTAAATACGGCAAAGGTGTTCCAGTGTCGGCCGAAGGCAATCCGCAGATGCGACTGTACGCGTTGGGGGCCTATGTCGAGTACAGCTTTCTGTACCCGATCGAACGGGTACGTATGGCAATCATCCAGCCGCGCCTGGACAGCATTTCGGAGGATGAAATTTCAATCGCTGAGCTGCTGGCCTGGGGTGAGTCGATCAAGCCGATCGCGCAAAAAGCGTTCGCCGGCGAAGGGGAGTTTGTCCCCGGCGATCACTGCCGGTTCTGCCGGGCGCGCGCGACATGCCGGGCGCGGAAGGAATATTACGACCCGCTCGAAGATTTCAAACGGATGAAACCGCCTCTCATTTCCAACGAAGAGGTCGGCCAAATCCTCGAACGGGCCCGCGGGCTTGCCAAGTGGGTATCCGATCTGGAGAAGTATGCGCTGGCCGAATGCCTCAAAGGAAACGAGATCCCGGGCTGGAAAGCCGTCGAAGGGCGCGGCTCCAGGCAGTATGTCGACCAGGACGCTGCGTTTGCGGCACTCAAGGCGGCGGGCATCGACGAAGCGGTTTTGTACGAGCGCAAGCCGTTAACTGTCCCTGCGATCGAGAAAGTGCTCGGGAAAGCCGAGTACAGAAAGCTGCTAGAAGAACCAGGCCTTGTGAAAGTGGAACCCGGTAAACCGACTCTCGCGCCGATCAGCGACAACCGAGAAGCGATCACTCGACCAAGCGCTGCTGACGATTTTGCAAGCTGGTCTGATTTTAACCCGCAAGACTAAGGAGGAAAATGCACATGGCAAACCAAGACCCGAAACGCGTTGTAACCGGAAAAGTGAGACTGAGCTATGTTCACCTGTTCACACCGTATGCTAATCAACCTGGAGCAGAACCGAAATACAGCGTGACGCTGCTCATCCCGAAGTCCGACATCGCAACCAAGCAACGAATTGATGCGGCTATTAATGCCGCCATCCAGGACGGCGTATCCTCTCGCTGGAACGGGGTGCGGCCCCCACAAATCCATCTCCCGATCCACGACGGCGACGGTGTGCGCCCGAGCGACGGCATGCCGTTCGGTGAGGAATGCAAAGGCCACTGGGTTATGACGGCGTCGTCCAAGGATAAACCTGAAATCGTAGATTTGAACCTGAATCCGATCATCAATCAGTCAGAAGTGTACTCTGGCATGTATGCTCACGTGTCGATCCGGTTCTTCGCTTACAACGCAAACGGAAAGAAAGGCATCGGCTGCGGCCTCGGAAACGTACAAAAAGTAGCCGACGGCGAACCGCTTGGCGGCCGCACGTCTGCCGCTGCTGACTTCGCGAGCTTATCGGCAACAGCTCCGGCTACCCCTGCGTATCCGCAGCAGCCCGCATATCCGCCGGCTGCCCCAGCCTATCCGCCGCAGCAACCGGCATACGGGCAACAGCCGCCCGCGTACCCGCAGCAGGGCTACGGACAGCAGCCACCGGCATATCCGCAGCAACCACAACAACCTGTTCAATTTGACCCGATCACCGGTAAGCCGTTGCAAGGCGGCATCATGGGGCTGGGATGATGCGACACCTCAGCATCGACATTGAGACATACAGCAGTATCGACATCAAAAAAGCGGGACTGTACAAATACGTGCAGTCCCCCGATTTTCAAATCCTCTTGTTTGCTTACTCCTGGGACGGCGGTCCAGTGCAGGTTGTCGACCTGGCGCAGGGCGAGCAAATACCGCCAGAGATCGTTTACGCACTGGCCGATCCCTCAGTCATCAAACATGCCTACAACGCTTCGTTTGAATGGTACTGCCTCAACAAGCTTTTCTATTCGCCGATCGAACAATGGCGCTGCACGATGATCCACGGACTATACTGCGGATACACCTCGGGCCTGGCGGCAACGGCCGTGGCTCTTGGGCTTCCGGAAGACAAACGAAAAATGAGCGTTGGCGCCGCGCTGATTCGCACGTTCTGCGTTCCGTGCAAGCCAACCAAATCAAACGGCTTCCGCACGCGAACACTGCCGCATCACGAACCGGAGAAGTGGCAGCTATTCAAAGAATACTGCCGACAGGACGTTGTCACCGAAATGGAGATTGAACGGCGACTGGCGGCGTTCCCAATCCCGGAGAAAGAGCAGCGTCTGTGGGAGCTGGACCAGCGGATCAACGCTCACGGTGTGGCCGTGGACATGGATGTCGTTGAGGGGGCCTTGCAGATCGATGAGACTGTCACTGCGGAGCTAATGGAGGAAGCTGTACAGCTCTCAGGGCTGGAGAATCCCAAAAGCGTAAAGCAGTTGACTGCTTGGCTGACGGAGGAGATCGGCGAGGAAGTCGACAACCTACAGAAGGGCACGGTATCAAAGCTGATTGAGAAGATCGACGAGGGCAAGGCAAAGCGAGTGCTGGAGATCCGCCAGGAGCTTTCTAAGACGAGCGTCAAGAAGTATCAGGCCATGCGTGAGGCCGTATGCAACGACGGACGAATAAGGGGGCTGCTCCAGTTTTACGGTGCCAACCGGACCGGGAGATGGGCTGGCCGACTGGTGCAGGTGCAAAATCTCCCGCGAAACTACCTGGAAACTCTCGGACACGCGCGAGAACTGGTCAAAGAGCGTAACGTGGACGCGCTCAAACTGATCTACGGTAACGTCCCGGATACGCTCTCCCAGCTCATCCGAACCGCGTTCATCCCCTCTCCCGGTCATGTCCTGGTGGTGGCCGACTTCTCCGCCATTGAGGCCCGCGTACTGGCCTGGCTTGCCGGGGAGCAGTGGCGGCTGGACGTATTCAACACGCACGGGAAAATCTACGAGGCATCGGCGTCGCAGATGTTCGGAGTGCCGATCGAGTTGATCAGAAAAGGCAATCCGGAATACGAGCTGCGACAAAAAGGGAAAGTCGCGGAATTGGCCCTCGGATACAACGGCGGACCGGGAGCTCTCATCTCGATGGGGGCGATTGATCAAGGGCTGACCGAAGAGGAGCTGCCTGACATCGTACGGCGGTGGCGGGCGGCAAACCGGCGGATCGTTGATCTTTGGTACAGCCTTGAAAATGCGGCTCTGGAAGTGATGCGGACCGGGCAGCCGGTCGGAATACGCGGGCTGATTCTCTCCCGGGAGGGTGATCTTGCGAACGGGCTGGATTTTCTCACGATTACGCTGCCGAGCGGACGGAAACTGTTCTATGCCCGGCCGTTCCTGAGCCAAAACGAGAAGGGGAAGGAAGCCCTCCACTATCACGGAGTGAACCAGAAAACCCGGAAGTGGGAGGTCATCCCGACATACGGGGGCAAGCTGGTGGAGAATGTGGTCCAAGCTATCTCCCGGGATTGCCTGGCCGAGAGCCTGGTCCGACTCACAACGGCCGGATATCAATCGGTTATGCACATTCACGATGAAGTCGTCCTGGACGTACCGGCAGACCTGGCCGACCTGGATACGGTGACGGCGATCATGGGTGTGCCGATCAGTTGGGCGCCGGGATTGCCGCTAAAGGCTGCCGGGTTTATAGCGGACTACTATCAGAAGGACTGATAAAGGTGGCCAATTATCAGGTTAAAAGGGCTGGAACCTCTGTGCCAAAGCGGGACGTTGAGTTGAAGTCATCCGGCAACGGTCCGGTAATCACGTACAAATTACGCCCCGAAGAAATTGAAAAATGGAAAAAGGAGGGTATTTACCCAATGCTGACCCGAGAAAAGTATCTGCAGCTTCGCTTGGACGGCATGTCCCGCACTCATATACAACGCAATTACTTCCCCAGTAACCCAACGAAATTTTATGCTCTGCTTTCGGAGTGGGGGCTGAAAGAAAAGGATGCCGAAGAACGAGCACTGGATATAATGCCGACGGTTAAAAAACCAGCAAAGACGACTGAAAAGGACCAAGACGGGACCGGTGAAAATGAGGCGGCGGCCCCCGGGGTCGACTGGGAAGACCTGTTGCGTATGAAGGATGAAGAAATCGAGCAGTTGCGCCAGGCGACTCAGGATCTGGAGGCGAAACTCGATTCTTTTGCCAACGGTATTCTGGAACGGGACCAGGAAATCAATCGCCTAAATGAAGAAATCGGCCGTTGGCAGGCCCGACTGGAGGACGCGGTCGGGCGCTTGGCCCAATACGAGGCTGAGAAGCGCTCCGGCTCGGTAGATAGCATCGAGTGCATCGATGCGATCTTCGCCGCGACTACCGGGCTGACTGGTGGACAAGCATACAGCACCGGGGCCGCAATCGAATACCTGTGGCGGTGGTCGCGGAAGGGCGGCGTTGAGGATCTTCGGAAAGCCCGCTGGTATATCGACCGGCTGATCGCCGAGCTGGAGGTGGAGGCAGGATGAAACAGGTAATTCTGAAGGTCACAGAAACTTTGAGCTATGGCCGCGAGGTTAAAGTAGAGATTCCCGATGAGATGACAGAGGCCGAGCTGAACAATGTGTTGGATGCTGCGCAACGAGAGGAATTCATGAGCGATTTCATTTACTTCTTGGAGCGTAAGGGGCTCAAACTGATCGGTCCAGTGGATGAAGACATGGACTCGCCTGACCATGCAGAGATCGAATGCGACGAGTATGAATTCGTTGAAGAGGAGGAGAACCGCGATGCAAGCTGAGGCCATCGCCAAAATCAAAGCGGAAATGGATGGCAACAAAAACAACCCGTACATCCAGGTGGTCGGAGAATTCCTGCTCCGCCACCTGGAAGCCTACCCGGCTGACGCGGAGAAAATCGTGGCCGCTGACAAGACAATCGGCAAAAGCCTGGACGCCATGCGGAACGAGGCGCGGAAGAAGCAGCACAAAGGCATGGCGATCCTCACCGATGCCGAAGGATTCGCTATCGTGCTCAAGTATTTCGGGATCGAGGGGCCGGTTTACTCGGGGGCTGCTCCGGCGGCGCCGGCCTCCCGACCGACCGTTACAGCGCCCCCAACGAAGCCGGCCGCCCCTGATTTCGACGTCAAGCTGGATGACTTTCTGTGAGGGAGGCGTGGGGCATGTCAAAGGCCAATGATCACCAGGAGTTTTTCACTCACTTCCCGCAAACGGTTAGTCAGGCGGTTGTTGACTTTGCCATCAACACGGTTTTCCTCTCAAGCCGCTATTTGTTCGTGCGGCGCATCGGGAAAGAACAGTATGGCTACTGCACCCACTGCCGGCAGGAATATCTCACTGGTCTGGGGGCGTCTTACCTTCGCCACGGAGAAAGCTGGCAGTGCATGAAGTGTAAGTCGCTGGTCATCGTCAAAGCAAGCGGTATCAGCCGCAAACGCTTGATCGACAATGCCTATTTCGTCTGGTACGAAAAGTCTGCGGTTAATCCGGAAGCGATAGTCGCCCTCGGAATTTATGCAGTGCGCGACTATCGTGGAGACTACTACAAGATAGAAACCGAGTTCAAAACAGTCGCCATGTATCTGTTTGAACCGGGCAAGAGCAGAATGCTGCGACGCGACTACTGGGCCGAACGATGGTATGAGGCCAAGTCGATCTTTTCCGAATTTGATCACTCGATGAAAAGCGTGCGTTGTTACCTTGCACTGGAAAGCGTTATTGCGGCGGTCAAGGGCACACCTTTTCAGTACAGCACGTGGGGCAAATACACCGAGCAGTCGCCCGATCTCGTCAAGTTCTTCGACCTGGCCGCAAAATATCCATGCGTCGAATATCTGACCAAGCTCGGCCTGAGAAGCTTCGTTGATGCAAAGCTATGCGGATACAACACCTACGGCGCGATCAACTGGCGTGGAAAGACAATGGAGAAGGTGCTGCGGCTATCGAAGGCCGAGATCAAAGAGATGAGATCGGCACGGCTCACAGTGAATCCGATCACGTTGCACAGCTACCACTTTTTCAAACGAAAGGGATTGCGGTTGACATTCAAGCAGGCACACCTGATGGGGGGCCTGACGACAAAATACTACACGGATATGCTGAAACCCCTGCTCCAGTATGGCACCTTTGAACGCGTCGTAAGGTATTTTCTGAAACAACTCGAACGAGGAGAAAGGCATTACAGCACTGCTGGGCAGATACTTACCACCTGGCGTGACTACTTGAAAGAGTGTCAGGAGCTCGGGATGGATCTCTCGCAGGAACATGTGCTGTTCCCGAACAACCTGCACGCTGCGCACCTGAAAACAACCGCAAAAATTAAGATCAAAAGGGACGAAGCGCTAAACGCATTGATCGCAAAGCGGCTGCCCAAGCTGGAGAAATATACGTTCGAGAAAGATGGACTCTTCATTCGGCCGGCAAAGGACAGCTCCGAACTGTTCCTGGAAGGCAAGGCGCTGCAGCATTGTGTTGGCCAATACGCAAAAAGGTACGCTGAGGGACAATCCGACCTGTTTTTCATCCGTCGATCAGATGAACCGGACAAACCATTCTACACGGTTGAAGTGGTTGGTAACAAAATCACGCAGGCGTACGGCTATCGAAACTGCTTACCTACGCCAGAGGTGCAGGCGTTTATCGATGCGTTCAAGGCAGAGAAGCTCATGAAAAAGAAGGGCAGGAATAGAATCACAGAGCTGCAGGGGGTAGCGGTATGAGTGAATTAACGACGAGAACGCCACAGGTCATTGCGGCCGAGATCCGCAGCATTGACACACAGACCCGGGAAATTGTTCTGCGCAGCGCAATTGAGATCGGCAAGCGGCTGAACGAAGTCAAGGCACTCGTCCCTCACGGTGAATGGGGGGCGTGGCTGGAGGCGAATGTCCACTATAGCCAGTCCACCGCCAACAACTTCATGCGGATCGCGGACGAATACGGCTCAAATTTCCAAGCGATTGAGAATTTGAGTTACACAAAAGCGCTAGCGCTGCTTGGGGTTCCGGCGGAAGAACGGGAGCAGTTTGTACAGGAATATGACGTGGAAAACATGTCCGCGCGCGAGCTGCAGCAAACGATCAAAGAGAAGAAACGGCTTGAAAAAGAGTTGAAGAAAAGCCAGGAGGCTGCGGAGAAAGAGCGCAAGGAGCGCGAAGCGCTGGAGAAGCGTGTCGCGCAGCTTCAGACAGAGCTGGCTGATGCAAAGATCGCCGGCAACGCAGAGGAAGCACAGAAGCTGCAGGAGGCATTGGCCGAGGCACAAGTCAAGGTGAAGCAGTTGGAGAAGGAGCTGCGGGCAAAACCGATCGACGTGCCCGCGGTAGTAGAGAAGATTCCGGAAGAAGTCGAAAGGGAGCTGGCCGAGCTACGAAAGAAGGTGGCACAACCGGGCAACGAAACCGCAATCAGGTTTAAAGTCCAGTTTGACGGCCTTGTTGCCGGTTTTCGGGATCTGCTGGCCACGCTGGCGGAGATCCAGGATGCAGATCCAGAAACACATGAAAAGTTCAAAGGTGCGGTGCGCGGGCTGATCGAGAAAATGTCGGAAAAACTTCAATACGGTAAGGGAGGAAAGAACGATACCCAGGGAGGGACGTGCATTGAAAAAGAATGAAATCGAAATCGGCAAGTCGTATTCAAATGGCCATCCAGTTGGTAGCCGTTATCGTACAGTTCGGAAGGTGCTGGAGATAGTATATGGCCGTGCACCATTGGGTGAAAGCGAAGGATGGAACGTTCGATACCTTTGCCTTGAAGGCACGCGAGATGTAAAAGGACGAGAGGGAATCATAACACTCCAGGCGTTTGCTTCGTGGGCAAAAGAAGTGATTTAACAAACCATTACGTGTGATGAGGAGATGAACGAGTGATGAAGATGACAGTAGTTGGTTGGGGCGTACCGGTGGTTCTTCTCCTCTGCATGATCGGGTTTTACACCATGGGAAAATGGGGAGTAGACGCTATTTTGAGAAAGAGGAGGAAAAAGGATGCAAGCAGGACGTGAAATCAAGTTTCGGGGCAAATGTATTGCAGATGGTGAATTAAATGGGGAATGGGTATTTGGCGATCTGCTCCAGAAGAACGGAAAGATATATATCGCTCCGCACTCAAATTCTGTATCGGTCAATGGTCATATCGGAAAGCTGATAATCATGCACGAAGTATCTCCTGAGAGTGTAGGGCAATTCACCGGCCTCCGCGACAAGAACGGCAAGGAGATTTATGAGGGGGACTTCGTAAGGGTAAGGCCACGGTTGGTTGAAAACCAGGATGCTTTTACAGCACCGATTGTATGGAAACGATCTGGGTTTGAGCTTGATAGAACGATTGACGGATGGATCGGATACCCGATTGTCACCAGGTTGGACGGAATGGCGGACGAGCTTGAAGTCATCGGCAACATCTACGAGCACCCGGAACTGCTGCAGGCCGGCTGACTTAACACAACACACGATGTGATAAGTGAGGTGAAAGTCATGGGTGACGCACTTCGCGGAAGGAAAATTCGGATTACCTCCTGCGATCATCCTCAGAATTGGTACGCCGATAAAATCGGACAAGAATTTATCGTGCAAAGCGAGTGCAGTAGAAACAGAGAAAACCTCATTGTTAGAACAACAATCGAACAAGCTGGCTGGCCTTACGGATGGGTTAGCAAGAAGGATTGCGAATTTGTGACTTAACAAGACATTACATGTGGGAAGGCGATGCCTATGAGAAGTACAAAAGCGCGGTACGTGGGCTGATTGGGAAAATGTCAGAGAGACTTTGAGGAGAAGGGATCACGATGAACCGCATCCGGTTCTATAGGGAAAAGGCGGGGCTGTCCATCCGGCAGCTTGCAAAACGCGCCGGAGTGCATCGGAGCTATCTCGGACAGGTTGAGAGTGGTTACTATCCGGCATCAACAAAATTTTTGGCGCGAATAGCCAAGGAGTTGGGTGTTGCAATTAAGGATTTGATAGGGAAAGAGTGAAAACCCATGATGAACGACCGACAACTAACCATATCTTCTGCCGGCAGCCGCAAGGCAACCTACTGGCCCGCGCAAAACATCTACTGGTCGGAACTGGTAGACCGGCTGCGGGTGGTGGTGCGCGGTACCGAAACGCTAGCCGAATACCTCAAGCTGCCGAAAAGCAAACAAGATGAACTGAAAGACGTCGGCGGTTTCGTGGCCGGGACGCTGGCGGGCAACCGGCGCAAGGCCAGCGCTGTGACCGGTCGGGACGTCATCACGCTTGACCTGGACAACATCCCGGCCGGCGGCACGGCGGACACGCTGCGCCGTATCGACGCCCTGGGGTGCGCGTACGCCGTCTACAGCACACGCAAGCACGAGGAGGCCAGGCCGCGCCTCCGCGTGCTTGTGCCCCTCAACCGAACGGCCACGGCAGACGAGTACGAACCGTTGGCGCGAAAGCTGGCGTCGATCATTGGGATTGAGCTGTGCGACCCGTCGACGTTCGAGGCCCACAGGCTCATGTACTGGCCAAGCTGCTGCGCAGACAGTCAATACGTGTTCCACTACGGCGACAAGCCGTTTTTGGACGCGGACGGCCTGCTGGCGATGTACACCGACTGGCGCAACGTGGCGGAGTGGCCGCAGGTGCCCGGTACTTCCCAGTCACACGTCCGGCTGGCGACCAAGCAGGGGGACCCGACCGCCAAGCAAGGCATTGTCGGGGCGTTCTGCCGGCAGTACGACATCTACAAGGCGATGGAAACCTTCCTGCCAGGCGTGTACATCCCGACAGACGACGGCAGCGGCCGGTTCACCTACGCCGGCGGCAGCACGACCGGCGGGGCGATCGTGTACGACAACGGCCAGTTTCTATACAGCCACCACGCCACGGACCCGTGCAGCGGCCGCCTGGTGAACGCCTTCGACCTTGTCCGCCTGCACAAGTTCGGCGAGCTGGATGACGAAGCGAAGCCAGACACGCCGACGAACCGGTTGCCATCGTTTACGGCCATGTGCGAGTTCGCGCTGCAGGACGCCGGCGTCGCGGCGCTGATGAACCAGGAACGGTACGAGCGGGCGGTGGCCGATTTCACCGCGGCGGCCGCCGAAGGGGATGCGACGACTGCCGACGTTAACGACAAGAGCTGGATCAGCAAACTGCAGATAAGCTCTACCACCGGGATGCCGGTGAAAACGACGGACAACGTACTCATTATCCTGGAGCATGACCCACTGTTGAAAGGCAAAATCGCTTTCGACGAATTCGCCAACCGTGGCGTCGTGTTGGGGCCGGTGCCGTGGGATCTGCGCGAAGACCGGCGGCCGTGGACCGATCTTGACGATGCCGGCTTGCGGCACTACCTGGAACGGACGTACGGGATCACGGGCGAGCGCCGGATTCTGGACGCGGTCGCGTTGTGCGCGCATCGGCATTCGTTTGACGACGTAAAGGCGTACCTGGCCGGGCTGAGCTGGGACGGAGTGCGCCGGCTGGACACACTGTTCATCGACTACTTGGGCGCAGCCGATACTGCGTACACGCGGGCCGTGACGCGGAAATCGATCGTTGCAGCCGTGGCCCGCGCGATGGTACCCGGCTGCAAATACGATACAATGCCGATTTTGACCGGCCCGCAGGGGCTCGGGAAGAGCACATTGCTGCGCCTACTTGGTCGCCGCTGGTTTTCGGATAGCCTCCAGACGTTCGAGGGCAAGGAAGCGTCGGAGATGCTGCAGGGCATTTGGATTAACGAGATCGGCGAGCTGGCGGGCATGTCGAAGGTCGAAGTAAACGCAGTGAAACAGTTTTTGAGCCGAACGGAGGACATCTACCGGGCGCCGTTTGCGCGGCGGACACAGACGTTTCCCCGGCGGTGCGTGTTTTTCGGGACAACCAACAATGACGAGTTTCTGAGGGACGCGACCGGAAACAGGCGGTTTTGGCCAGTTGACGTTGGCGTACAGCAACCGACGAAAAGCGTGTTTGGACAACTGGAAGCCGAAGTGGACCAGATTTGGGCAGAGGCATTCGTCTACTGGCAGGCTGGTGAGCCATTGTATCTGTCCGGAGAGCTTGAGGAAGAGGCAAAACGGCAGCAGGAGCAGCATCGGGAGACAGATCCACGGGAAGGCATTATTCGTGAATTCGTGGAACGCCGGGTGCCGGTTGGCTGGGAAAAACGGACGCTGGGTGAAAGGCGCATGTATTGGGCCGGCGACTTCGAACGTGGAAACGTTGAAACGGTCGAACGGGATCGGATCTGCGCGGCTGAGGTCTGGTGTGAATGCCTTGGCGGTGACCTAAAAAACATGCGACGAGCCGACACGGTCGCCATAAACGCCATATTAGAACGAATTCCAGGGTGGAAGAAGCACAACGATGTCTACCGCTATGGGTGTTACGGCCGAGTGAAAGGCGGGTTTATCCGTGCGTAGTTGTTCAGGTTCTTGCCGCAGGTAGATGGTTTTAAGGTGTTCACCTTCTACCCGCGAAAAAAGACATTTTGTTCACCTTGTAAATTTTGGAATGTTCACCTTGTTCACTTTGAAAAATGAGAAAGTGAACATACAAAGTGAACACGAAAATTCAGTCGTACTAAGGCATTACTATTATTTGTTCACTTTGTTCACCTTGTTTGTATGTAAATAGAAGAATATAGAGGAATTAGAGAGAATGGGGGCACGCGTACACGCCTAATACGCCTAATTGCATATGTGTATACGCGCGTAAGTGAAAAAAGTGAACAGGTGAACAGCGGGCCAAATTCACAATGCTTGGGATTTTGATCGGAGGAATGAACATGCGCGAGCGCGACATAGAAAAATACTTGCGTGAACAGGTTCGAGCAGCAGGCGGCCGGGCGTACAAATTCGTTTCACCCGGCAACGCCGGAGTACCTGACAGGTTGGTGCTGTTCCCGGGCGGCCAGGCGGCGTTCGCCGAGTTAAAGGCACCGGGTAAGAAACCGACGGCGCTGCAACAAGCGCAAGCGGAAAAGATCAGGGCTTTAGGGTTTCAGGTCGCCGTCATTGACAGCAAGCAAGGCGTGGACGAATTCGTTCGGCAGTACGGCACCGGAAGGGCTGAGAGCTGATGAGATTTGTCCCGCATGCGTATCAGCGGTATTGCATCAACCGGCTGCTGACGGACGAAGCTTTAGGACTCTTCTTGGATATGGGCCTCGGCAAGACGGTGATTACGCTAACCGCGATCAACGACCTGAAATACAACCGGTTTGCTGTGAGTAAAGTGCTGGTTATCGCCCCGAAAAAAGTGGCAGAAGCCACCTGGAGCAAAGAGGCGTCGAAGTGGGATCACCTGAAACTGCTGCGCGTGGTGCCGGTGATTGGATCGGCCGCCAAACGGATTCGGGCACTGAATACGCCGGCCGATATCTACGTGATCAACCGTGAGAACGTGCCATGGTTGGTCGAATATTACCGGAACGCCTGGCCGTTCGACATGGTAGTGGTGGACGAGTTCAGCAGCTTCAAAAATCACCAGGCCAAACGGTTCAAGGCATTGACGTGGGTGCGCAAACATATTCGCCGTATCGTCGGGCTGACCGGTACGCCGGCGCCGAACGGGCTGTTGGACTTGTGGGCCCAGGTGTACCTGCTGGATGAGGGGCAGCGGTTGGGGAAAACGATCGGGGGATTCCGGGAACGGTACTTCGAGCCGGACCAGCGCGACCGCGATCGGATATACAGCTACGCGCCGAAGCCAGGGGCCGAAGAGGTGATCAGGCAGCTGATCGGTGATATTTGCGTCAGCATGAAAGCCGAGGACTACCTGGAGCTGCCGGATCTTATCCCGAATGTGGTGCCGGTAGTGTTGGACAGCAAGGCAAAAGCGGCCTATGAAAAGCTGGAGCGCGAGATGTTGCTGCAGGTGGACGAAAGCACGATCGACGCGGGAAGCGCAGCTGTCCTGACGAACAAGCTGCTGCAACTGTGCAACGGGGCCGTTTACGACGAGGACCGGAATATCGTCGAGATCCACAAGTGCAAGATCGAAGCGTTCCTGGAGCTGGTGGAAGGCCTGAACGGGAAACCGGCCCTGGTGTTTTACAACTTCCAGCATGATCTGGACCGCATCAAAAAGGCGCTGGCCGGATCCGGCTTGCGGGTACGCGAGTTGAAAGGACCGCAAGACGAGACAGACTGGAACAATCGGCAGATCGACATCCTGTTGGCGCACCCGGCCAGCGCGGCATACGGTCTGAATTTGCAGCAAGGCGGAAATCACGTGATATGGTTCGGGCTGAACTGGAGCCTGGAACTGTACGAGCAGGCCAACAAGCGGCTGCATCGGCAAGGCCAGACGGAGAAAGTGATCGTGCACCACTTGACCGTGGAAGGCGGGGTCGACGAGGACGTCATGGCCGCTTTGGAGGACAAGAGTAGTACGCAAGATCGGTTGATGGATGCGCTGAAAGCGAGAGTCGAGAAGGTTAAGGGAGCATGAACTTGACCGAGCAACAGGAGGGTGAGCAGAATGGCGCAAAAACAAGTATTAAGTCCGCAAATGCTTGAAGAGATTGCCCGTGTAGCTGTACAAGCAGTACTGGACTTTCAAGAGAAAGAAAAGCAGAAGCAGCAGAAGGCGAAAAAGGATTGGCGGCTGCGTAATACAAAACTGTTGTTGAAGCATTACCGGTCGTTCGTAAAACACAGCGAGGGCGTGAAGGAAAAGTTGTCGGCATTGGAGAGGGCAGAAGCCCTTGAAGAACTCTACACTGATGAGCTGGCGATCGAGGCAATCAAGCGTAGCAAAAAGCGGACGCTGGCGATGGTCCAATTCATCCAAAAAATGCTGGACGTTTACAAGTTGATGTGTGAAACGTCAGGGCAGTCAGAAGACATGAGGCGGTATCAAATCATCTACGAGCTGTACATCGCAGAGGAAAAACGAACAGTCGAGGAGCTAGCTGAATTTCACAAAATTGAGCCGAGAACCGTCTACAACGATGTAAAAAATGCTACAAAAACCTTGTCAGTACTGATATTTGGCGTTGATGGGGTTGAGCTCTACTGACTTCAATTTCGTTTCAAAAAGAGTTCATTTTCTTTTCAACCGGCCCGTGTTAGTATGATAACGTGGAAAATTATACAAAGCAATTCGAGCCATCCGATGAACGGGTGGCTTTTGTTTTTGGAGGGGTCGCATGAAAATTATCCAGATCACGTTGCCAGTGAGAGAGTGGGAAGACTGCGTGCTGGCCTTCCGCGAGAAGGAAAAGCGCAAGTGGCAACGCAAGCTTGAAGCGCAGTGCGCGGGGAAATAATCGCGAGACATACGGCGTCGGCCACCTCGCTCCCCGTCCAGTGTGCCTCATATTCGAACACGCCAATCCTGCCCCAAGTGTGCAGTGACACGTACCTTTTGCGGCAAGCAGGGGCAAATGCTTGTCGGTTGGCTGGTATCCCGCCAGTCGGCTGCACTACCTCCTACGGCCTGTGACCGCAGCAGGCATAAGGATGGCTCGCGGCGGCTGCCTCACGCCGAAGCAAGTGAGGCACATACAAAACAAACACTATGTCGGCGCCACGAATTTGGAAAAAATGGAAGTTCTTTATGCAGGATTTTATGCATACTTGCCTTCGGGAAATAAGCCAAAATGCCGAAAAATCAAGAGTGCATAAACATACACCGTCTGATAAAAGTCGAGTAGGGGCATAAAACCCTTGGAGGTTTAGTGTTTTTGAGGGTTTTTGTACTTTTCTAGTGGGTCCGATAGCGAGGATTATGTAAACTTTTTCAGGGGCATTATGTATATCTTATGCACGGTAACAGCCTTTCATTTTCCAGTTTAAGGGCGGTGAGGTGACATGTAGTGGCAAGAGAACGAAGCCCAAACAGAGATAAAGCTTTCGATCTGTGGGTAAACAGCGCCGGCACTATGAAGTTGAGGGATATCGCTCAAGTCTTGGGCGTGTCCGACTCGCAAATTCGCAAGTGGAAGAACCAGGACAACTGGGATGACAAACTGAAAGGTAACGTTACCAATCCGAAAAGTAACGTTACCGATAACAGACAAAGTAACGCTTCCAAACGCAAAGGTGGGCCGGGGGCTCCGAAAGGAAACAAATACGCCGTAGGGAACAGAGGCGGAGCTGCGCCGAAAGGAAACAGCAATGCAGTCACCCACGGCTTTTTTCGTCGTATTTTCCCAGACGACGAGGAGACGCATGCCGTCATAGGAGAGATCGGCGTGAAAAGTCCCCTGGACATTCTTTGGGAGAACATTGTCATTCAGTACACGGCGATCGCGCGGGCTCAAAAGATCATGTTCGTCCGTGATCAGCAAGACTTGACGCGCGTACTAAAAAGACAGAAACCGGGCATGTTTGGAGACGAGGTTGAGTGGGAGTTGCAGCATGCCTGGGACAAACATGCAACGTTCCTGCAGGCTCAGTCCCGGGCCATGTCAACACTCCAGAACATGATCGCGAAGTATGAAGAGCTGTGCCGATCCGACTTGGCCACAGAGGAGCAGCGTCTGCGGATTGAAAAGCTCAAAGCCGAAATAGCCATGGTGAAAGGCGATGAGGAAGGCGCCCAGGATGACGGATTTATTGACGCGCTGAAAGGGAAAGCGCTGGAGGTATGGCAGCATGAAAGCGAGACTGAAGGTTAAGGCTTCGACGTTTCGCTGGAAGCCGTTTTCCGTCAAACAACTCCAGGTGCTCACGTGGTGGATGCCGGAGAGCCCGCACCACAACAAAAACGCGATCATTTGCGACGGGTCGGTACGCGCCGGAAAGACCGTCGCAATGTCCTTCAGCTACGTCTGTTGGGCGATGGAGATGTTTCAGCATGAGCAATTCGGGATGGCCGGGAAGACGATCGGAGCGCTTCGCAGGAATGTAATCGGTCCACTGAAGCAGATGCTCAAGAGCCGTGGGTACTACGTGCACGACAGCTTGACTGACAACATGCTCACGATCAGACGCGGCAGAGTGACGAACTACTTTTTCCTGTTTGGCGGAAAAGACGAGCGCAGCCAAGACCTGATCCAAGGGATCACGCTGGCGGGTATGTTCTTCGATGAGGTTGCCCTGATGCCGGAGTCTTTCGTAAACCAGGCTGTTGCCCGCTGCTCCGTAACGGGGGCAAAACAGTGGTTTAACTGTAACCCGGCCGGCCCGTACCACTGGTTCAAGCTTGCGTGGTTGGATCAGCTTGAGAAGAAAAACGCGCTCCACCTCCACTTCACGATGGACGACAACCTGTCGCTTTCGGAAGAGCGCAAAGAATTCTACAAGCGTATGTTTACCGGCATCTTCTATCAGCGGTATATCCTCGGCTTATGGGTGTTGGCTGAGGGGATCATCTACGACATGTGGGATGATGACCTGAACACATTCGATGATGACGACCTTTCACTTGGCTTCAAGGCCAGAGCTCGCAGGTATATCGCCGTCGACTACGGCACCAGCAATCCCATGGTGTTTTTGGACATCTGGGACGATGGCGATACGTGCTGGATCGTAAACGAGTACTATTACGACGGCCGCGCAAAAGGTGTCCAGAAAGAAGACAGCCAGTATGCCGACGATTTTGTGAAGTTCGTCGGGACGGAAACTCCTCCTCTCTACGTGATTCTTGACCCATCAGCGGCAAGCTTCAAAGCCGCGCTCCGCAACCGCGGGTACCGGGTAAAGGATGCGGAAAACAACGTGGAAGACGGAATCCGGATGACGTCCACGATGATCGCAAAACGAAAACTGCGCGTACATCGGCGGAACTGCCCGAACTTCCTGAAGGAGCGTGCCAGCTATGTGTGGGATGAAAAGTCGGCTGAACACGGTAAGGAAAAGCCCCTGAAGCAGAATGACCACAGTATGGACGCGATCAGATACTTCACGAAAACTGTAATCAAACCCAGACGTCTTCTGGGGTAAGAAAGGAGGACGCCAATGACCAGACGCGAGCGAAGCGCTACAAGGGACGCTAGGCAGCCGCCTAAGAGGCCCGAGCCAAAGATGCCCAGGGGCCTGACCACCGACGCTTTTTCCAACGTTCTGGCGCGGCTGGGGTACGGTACACCGAATCTCATGGAGGGCACGGAATACCCGTTAACCCGGCTTACGCAGAACTACCAGCTGATGAACAGTCTGTATCGCAATAACTGGATCGTGCGGAAAATCATCGACGTGATCCCGGAGGATATGACGCGCAACTGGATCACCATCACGACTCAGCTGCCGCCTGACGAGATCCGCAAGCTGAACAAGCTTTGGCGTGTGCGCCGGGTACGGCAAAAGATACTGACCGGTTTAAAGTGGGGTCGGCTGTATGGCGGTGCGGTTGGTGTCATCATGATCGAGGGTCATGAGGATATCCTTCATGAGCCGTTGGACTTTGACACGATAATGCCAGGCTCCTTTAAGGGATTGCTGATCCTGGATCGCTGGTCCGGAGTGTCTCCCAGCGCAGAGCTGGTCGCCAACATCGACGACCCTGAATTCGGCCTGCCTGAGAGCTATCAGGTTACCATGGAGGACGGCCGCACGCAGAGAGTGCATCACAGCCGAATCGTTCGGTTTATCGGGCGGGAGCTGCCATATTGGGAGAAGCTCGCGGAGTCGTACTGGGGCGCGTCTGAAGTGGAAGTCGTCTTCGACGAGCTGAAGAAACGCGATAACACGTCCTGGAACATCGCGCAGCTGATCTTCTTGGCCAACCTTCGCGTGTTGAAGATGTCAGACCTAGGCGAAATGCTGGGAGTCGGGGATGAACAGGCACAGCGAGAACTGTACAACACGTTACAGGCACAAAATTGGCTCATGTCAAACATGGGCCTTTATTTGTTGAACAAAGACGATAGCTTTGAGACGCATCAGTATACGTTCTCCGGCCTGAATGATATCTACGAGAGTTTCATGCTCGATATTGCCGGTGCGTGCCAGATCCCGGTTACGAAATTATTTGGACGCTCCCCCGCTGGCATGAATGCAACCGGGGAAAGTGACATGCAAAACTACTACGAGGTGATTCAGCAGCAGCAGGAGTCCATCCTCGGCCCGGTGCTGGATAAGCTTCTCCCCATCATGTGCATGTCCGAGTTTGGCGCGATCCCGGACGACCTGGAGTATACGTTCAACCCGATCCGCACACCGGATGATGAAGAAATCGCCGACTTGGCTGATAAGAAGACCAAGTCGATCCTCGAAGTGTACAATGCTGGGCTCATCAGCCAAAAGACGGCGCTGAAGGAGCTGAAGCAGCTCTCTACCACAACCGGCATGTTCAGCAACATAACGGACGAGGACATCGAGAACGCAGACGATAGCACCCATCAAGGCGAGGAGGGGTTTGGTGGTGATTTAAGTTATGGCGAATTCACTTTGGGCGCCGAGACGTCGAATCGAACAGGCGTACCGCAGGGCGATACAAGCAGCGTTGAAAAGTTTAGGCGAGTCCTTGACCGGATTAGAAGACGTTTCCGAAATGCTTGACCGAGTCCGGGACTATGCTTACAGCCCACAATTTGCCGAATACGCTGAGGCATCAGCTTTGAAGATGGTGACTCACCTGTTCAGCGACGCTGGACGTACCTGGAGGCAGGCAGCGAAACATAACAGCCAGGGGCGTCTCATCTTTGCAGCGCTGCAAAAAGAGCTGCGAGGCCCGATTGGGGCCGCTGTTAGGTTCCAGGTCGAGCGTAACGCGGCGATCATTAAGTCACTGCCTCTCGATATTGCAAAACAGGTAAACGAGCATGTCCTGCGGGAGGCCATGAAGGGGACCAGGGCTAGCGAGATCGCGGAACAGATTAAGGCGTTCTTTCCCGAGACGTCAAAGGCCAAGGCGAACCTGATCGCAAGGACCGAAGTGAGTAAGACGGCCACCGCATTGACGCGAGCGCGGAGTGAGGAGATCGGTGTGAACTGGTACATCTGGCGCACCAGCGAAGACTCCCGGGTCCGTGATTCGCACAAGCTGATGGACGGGGTGCTTGTGAAGTGGACGGATCCGCCAAGTCCTGAAAGGCTGAACGGGGAAAAACGTACGTTTGGGAACTACCATGCGGGCGATATCTTTAACTGCCGCTGCTTTACGGAGCCCGTGATTGATCTGGACCTAGTCAGCTGGCCCGCCAAGGTATACTACGGTGGCCGGATTCACCGCATGACGAGGAGGCAGTTCGAGCGGATCGCATAATGCGGCCGAAAGGAGGTGAAAGACAAGTATGAGAGCATATTACGGATCACGCTTTAGCCCAAACATGACGGTCACCCCAGAACGCTTTTTGATATGTCATAACGTCCCAATCGCTCGGACAGGCTGGTACGAATACCTGGGCGAAGAGATTGGCGCGGACGACAAAAAGGGCGAAATTGTGAAGGTGTATCGCAGCCCGGAAGAAGTATTCAGCCCTGCTGCTATAGCCAGCTTCGAGGGCAAAGTGGTTACCGACGAGCATCCTCCTGTACCCGTTACCTCTGAAAATGCGACTTGGTATGCGAAAGGTACCGTGCAAAATGTCCGGCAAGGCACGGGAGAAAACAGTGATCTTTTGCTTGCCGATCTTGTTGTGTACGACCAGACACTCATCGCTGAGATTCAGGCCGGAAAACGAGAGGTGTCCTGCGGTTACGATTGCGTGTACGAGGTTATGGAGGACGGCACGTATCAACAGAAGCAAATCCGAGGCAACCACGTCGCTGTTGTAAAAAGTGGTCGTGCTGGTGACCGAGTTGCGATAAGAGATGCAAATTCCCAAGCGCTTGGGAATCTTAACTCGAACCTGAAAGGAGATATGAGTATGGCAAAAAAGATTGCACTGCCGAAGAAACATTCGCGCGTCACTGATTTTCTGGCCGCTATCGGCCTGAAGCAGTTTGCGCAGGACGCCGAACCGGAGGATATCAAAGAAGCTGTGGACGCACTGGTCGAAGAGAAAGGAACGGTTGACGAGGAACCGAAGCCAGAAGGAGGGGCGACCGATTCTCAGGACCCGGCAATCCAGGCTTTGGCCGAGCAAGTTGCCAAGCTGACAGAGCTTGTAGCTAGTCTCGCGGAAAACGCGGCGAAGGACAGCGAAAAAACGCCGGAACAGCAGATCGATGATGCGATTGCGGAACTTGAAACGAAACTGGAACCCGCCGCTGATGACGAAGAAGAAAGCCACACAATCCCCGTCGAGCACATGGATGACGAGGAAGGACCGGTATCTGATCCCGATTACCGCCCGCAAAGTGTACTGGACAACGCGTACAAGATCGAGGCGCTGAGAGCGATCAAGCCGATTATCGCGGCTATTCCGGATCCGGTTGTACGTAAACGGGCTGCTGACGCCGCAATCGCAAGCATCAAGAGTCGGCCTGTCAAGAACACGTACGCAGCCATCACGCCAAAGAAACCGCAGCCGGCCCTAGATACAAAAACTGTTGATCGTCAGCAGCTGATCGCGGAACTTGGCCGTAACATCGCCAAGAAGCACAATCCCCACTACAAGGAACGCTCCTAAGAGCGTAAGAAAGGAAGGATGAAAAATGCCAGGATTTGCAGTTGGAAAGGCTTTGAATCTCGGTTATCCCGGGAGTGTTTCACGCAGTGCTGACGCGATCATCACGAACCGCTTGGTCCGGGAGACGGACACAGAAAACATTAACTTTGGTGACGCCGTTGTCCTGAACAGTGACAATACCTATTCCAAGTTCGGGGCTGGCGGAACAGCGGCAACCTTCGCCGGCATTGCGGTACGTGAAGTAAAGCAGTCTACAGACTATTTCGCTGCTCAAGGTTTCTATCGACCGGGAGAGCCGTGCGACGTCATTGTACGCGGGTCTGTTACGGTTTTCTGCAATGTGGGCACACCCACTGCAGGCGGAGATGTGTATGTGCGCGTGGCCGAGAACCCTGCAGTTCCTGACGGGGTGGTCGGTGGGTTCGAAGCAGCGGCAGACGGAGCAAACACTGTCAAGCTGCCCGGGGTCAAGTGGAAAACGGACAAGATCGACGCTAATAAAGTCGCCGAGGTCACGATTCTGCAGCGGAATAATCCGTAATCAAGGGGGATGAGCACATATGAACGCACCAAAAGCACCTATGGCACGCAAAGTGCACACGATTGATGGCCTCGGGCCGTCGATGATGATGAATGACGCCGCGATCAGTTCCGGGATGGCTTTCCTGGTAGGGGAGCTGGAAAAGCGAGATCCGCGGCTCCTGGAACCGTTGAACAGTGTAACTTGGATGCGCGACATCGTGGCGAAAACTGGTGGCGGATGGGTTGAGTTCACGTCCAATCAGTTTATCAACTACGCCACGACCGGCGGCAATGAGAATGGCATCATCGGTGGAGAGACCAACGACATCCCAGTGATGCAGGCCGACGCGACCAAAGATGTTTACAAGGTCTTCACTTTCGCCAACATCCTGAAGGTTCCGTTTGTCGACCAGCAAAAGCTGCAAGGAATCGGGCGTAGCCTTGACGACATCTTGGACAAAGGAATCCGACTGAACTACAACAAGTCGATCGACAACATCGTCTACACCGGGGTACCACGTGCGGGCGTTTACGGGATTGTGAACCACCCGGACATTACGGCTCGCTCTGTTTCCGTGGGGGCTGCCGGCCAAACCAAGTGGAGCAGCAAAACCCCGGATGAGATTCTGGCGGACGTCAACACGATTATCACGGAAACGTGGGCGGCGTCCGAGTATGATCTGACTGGTATGGCGAACCACATTTTGATTCCGCCGCAGCAGTATGCGTATCTCGTTGGAACCAAAGTGAGCGAAGCCGGGAATATCTCCATCCTGCAGTTCCTGCTTGATAACAACATCGGCAAGAACCAGGGTGTTGATCTTGTGATTGCTCCTTCCCGTTGGTGCGCAGGGGCCGGCACAGGCGGCACGGACCGGATGGTTGCTTACGTCAACGACGAGGACCGCGTAAACTTTGACCTGACTGTGCCGCTGAGCCGTGTCATGACGCAGCCGCAAGTTACCGAGATGGCGTACCTGACCGCGTATGCGGCCCAGATTGGCCAGGTCAAGTTCTTGTACACCCAGTGCGCTCGCTACGGCGACGGCATCTAAGGAGGGTATAACGCATGCGTATCTTCGCGAAAAAAGCATTTCAATTTGATCACCCGGCGGGCCATGAGCCCGCTGTTGTTGTTCAGTCTCAGAGCTTTGCTGATGTACCGGATTGGGTCGCGGCGTCGACCATGTTTAAGTTGGCAAGTATAAGCGGTGACGTCACTGTGATCGAGAGCAAGCAAGACGAAAAGGCAGCTGAGAGTGGAAAAGGCAAAGCATCCACGAGAGGTAGAAAAGGAAATCCCAGCGAGAAGGTTAAGGAACCAGGAGAGGGTGGCCTCCCTGCAGAAGGCGAAGGTTTCGACGTCCCCACAGAAGGGGAAGGTACCGACGTACTTGATGATGAGCTCTAAAGGCAGGTGAGCTCGTATGTCAATCGCAAATGACGGGGGTCTGAGCGCGTCCGGGGTTATCGGACGCGCTTCAAATATCAGGCCAGGGAGTAACCCCCCATTTACGTATGATGACTTCCTCGCTATGTACCCTCAGTTCGGTCCTGATGCTAACGGGGTCTACGTTGTGCCGCAGGCGATCACGCAAATGTACATCGACCTGGCCAACGCAAGCATTCGACAGGCACGTTGGCACGCTTACTGGAGAACTGCGATGGGTTGGTTTGTCGCCCATTTCTGCACCCTCTATCTCCAGGGCACAGCAGACCCGAACAGCGGCGCTGCTGGGGTCTTGGCCGCCGGACAGACTAGGGGGCTGGTTACTTCTGAGTCAGCGGGTGACGTATCGGCCAGCATCGATTATTCAGCGATTGCGCAGGATCTGGACGGTTGGGCTGCATGGAAGCTGACTATCTATGGCCAGCAGCTCGCGACGATCGGCAGGATAGTCGGGGCAGGTGGCATTTATGTTTACTAGGAGTGGCACCCATGTTTAGCGCCCTGTCCAATGTCACCACGGGCATCGATAAGACAAACGAGATCAAGAAGCTCCTGGACGGCCTGGCGAGGAAGCAAGTGTATGTGGGAATCCCGGAAGGCGGCGAGAGGGTTGAGGAACCGGGCCAGGCCATCACAAACGCTCAGCTGCTTTATGTGCACACACACGGCGTACGCCAAAAGGCCATGCGTGACGAGATGAATCCAAAAGTGGAGAGCGGCGAGATGACGTACAGCAAGGCCTATGAGTTGTGGCTGCAAACACATGGTTCTCCACTTTGGCACTCACCGCCGCGCCCGGTTCTCGAACCCGCCATCGAGTACAACAAGGAGGCGATCGCCAAGCAGTTGCGAAGGGTGTCGGAGGTGGCCCTTGAGGGCGGCGACCCGACACCTGAGCTGCACAAAGCAGGCATGATGGGGCAAAACTTCGCGCGGGACTGGTTTACGAACCCTGCAAATGGATGGCCTCCTAACGCCCCGACTACTGTAAAGAGAAAAGGTAGCGATAAACCCCTGATTGATACCGGGGAGCTGCGTAAAGCTATCACCTACGTTGTGAAGGACTGATGTAAGTGATAAACGTAAGTCGTGTCATCACAAGCCCGAATTTAGCCCAGCCCTATGTTGTTCATCGCAAGTCCGCTACCTGGTCCGCTGGCCGCACGGTGCTGACCGAAACACAGCTGACGATGAGAGGAGTTGTGACTGTAGCGGACGCCGAAACAATGGAGCAGCTGCCGGAGGGTGATCGCGTTTCAGGCTTGATGTGCTTCTATGCCAACCGGGAATTGTTCAGGACACGAGAAGACGGCACGTCCGACCAGATCGTATGGCGCGGCGAGCGGTACCGGGTGAAGCAGGTTTTCCCGTATGGGGACTACGGCTACTACAAGGCTGTGGCTGAAAGGATGGCAGGTGATTAAAGATGGCGGACACGGTACTCTCGTTAACCGAGATCGAGAATATTTTTTGGCTGTTCACCATCAAGAGTCTTGGTCTTGATCCTGTAGCAGACAAAAGCCAAAAACGGATTCGCATCGGGTACCCGGCAGAAGGTGCCCCGGCCTGGAAGCATGACGAAGACGTCGGTTTTATTTTCATCGCAAGTGTTGACGAGCCCATTACACAGCAGGTCGAGGTGGGGTACAACAAGATGAGTGAGACCGCGGCCGAGCGTGTCGCCAGCTACACGAGGGTGCATCAGGTAACATGGACCTTTTATGGACCGAATAGTTTCGACGATGCGGACCGAGTGCGATCTGGCTTATATACCCATCCCGCACTGTTCGCTCCGCTGCGTCTTGTAACCAGCGTTACCGCTCCCGTCCGTTTGCCGGAGTTGTTTGCCGGACAATGGTGGGAGCGCTCCACTTTTACTGCGCGGTTTAACGAGAAGGTTGTTCGCACATCCTCGGTCAACTACATCGAGTCGGCAGAGGTAAAAGTTGTCCCGAACAGGTAAGAAAGGTAGGTGTTTTTCTTGGCGCAATCTCTTGACGACATCGTAAAGGTGAACGTCACTGTATCACCGCAGGCGCAAAGTGCCGGGTCTTTCGACATCGGCTTGATCGTCGGTAAGTCAGCGGTTATTTCCACGCAGGACCGTGTGAAGATTTATACAAGCCTCGCAAGCATGAAGTCTGATGGCTGGACCGGCGAAGAACCTGAGTACAAAGCGGCTGCACTATACTTCAGCCAATCTCCTACTCCATCGAAACTCGTGGTTGGCAGATGGGATGGGACCGGGGAAACGGCAGTTGATGCCGTAGATGCTTGCCGCGCCGCGAATAATGACTGGTATGGCTGCTACGTTGTGAATGCGACTCCCGAAGAGATCGAGGAGGTAGCTGCAGCTGTAGAAGCAATGAAACCAGAGTCGACGTTTTTCTACACGACGAATGACGAGGCCGTGAAGAATGGGACACCGGGGAACATCATGGAGGCATTGAAGGGTGCCGGCTACAAACGTACATTCGGCATGTTCAGTACCACTGAGCATGCAGCGGCTGCCGTAATGGGTTATGCGATGGGCGCGAATACCGGCGGAGCAAATTCTGCGTACACGTTGGCCTACAAATCATTGGTTGGTGTAACCCCTGAGCCTCTCTCCACGACAGAGGTGCAGAAAATCCTCGCCCTGAACGGCAACGCATACACGCACTACGGGACCAACTACAAACTGCTTGTACAGGGCACTATGGCAAACGGCGTACCCTTTGACGAAGTTCTGAATCTGGATATGCTCACGGCAGAAATCCAGATCGGGGCGGTCAACGCTCTTGTGCGAGCGGCAAAGATCCCGCAAACCGAGGACGGGATGTCGCTTTTGATCAACGCAATTGAGGAACAGTGTGAAAAGTCGGTAGTCCGGGGAGCCATTGCACCGGGTGTGTGGAAGGCCTCACCTGTGCTGACCTTACAAAGAGGCGATACGCTGTCGAAAGGATACTTGGTGTTGGCCGAGAGCATCGCAAGCCAAACGCAAGAAGACCGTGAAGCTCGGAAGGCTCCACCGATTTATGTACCAGTAAAGATGGCCGGGGCGATCGAACATGTGGTTATTAATGTGACGGTCAACCGCTAGAAAGGATGTGAAGGTAAGTGGCGTATACAACATACAGCTTTGAGGACGTATCGCTGGTGATCTCGCACCCGTCGGTAGGGCAGTACGTGGCGACTGGAAAAGGTCTTGGCAGCATCACTACCACCATGACGACTGAGCGTACGGTGCATGATGTCTCTGCCGACGGGTCGGTCATGGTCTCAAAGATTGTTGGGCGCAATGGCAGCCACACAATTTCCGTTCAACAGACATCCGATCTGAACAAGTGGCTGACGAAGTTGTACAACTACCTGGAGCAGGCGCCGGCATCCGAGTGGGCTAGGATCAGCCTTACGATTCGTTCACCGTACATGCAGGATTTGATCCGCTCGACCGGTGTATCTTTCCAGAAGCTGCCGGATAAGCCGTACCAGGCACAAGGGCAGCAGGTGAGCTGGGTGCTTATGGCAGCTGACGTCGATCAGACAGTCGCATAGAACAATACATTTTAAAGAAGAGCCTAAAAGCTCTTTTTACTTTTAGGGAGGGAACGGCATGCAACCGCGCGTGAACTACAAAGACGTTGAGGTGAAGGGCCGGAAGTTCCGTATTCGGAAATTTTCGGCCCGTGTGGGTTCTTTCATGATCATCAAGTTGACTTCGATTTTGGCGCCGATGTTTTCTCGCATGAAACTGAGGGCGGGAGGCATCGAGGATTTTAACCCCGATGACTTTGATATCTCGGGCTTTTTGGAGCCGCTCGCCAGAATGTCGGAAAAAGACTTCAACTACATCCAGGAGCAAGCTCTTCGGGTCTGCTTCGAGCTGTTGCCCGCCGGGCCCGCACCGGTGCTGAACGAAAACGGCTCGTTTGGGGTAGCGGACCTGGAGGACGACACGGCAGCCGTCATGGAACTGACGATCCACGCGCTCGGATTCAATCTGACCGGTTTTTTTCAAGACAGCGGCCTGAGTGGACTAGTGGCCGGCTTGACTTCATCCCGGCAAGACTGATTAACGTGGACGAGTTTCTGTTCGCCCCTGTCCTCGGCGGTCTCTGGCAACACCGGGATGTCGTTGAGGATGTGTTCGACATCGATGATCTGTTGGACGCTCACGAAATCATGGCAGTGCGGGAAGAAAATATACGCAGAGCGCAAGAAGCGGCCAGACTGCAGCAGGAAGGGGGGACGCTAAGATGATTGACGTGATCAAAGAGTACTTGGTCTCGCTCGGGATGCAGGTAGACAAGAAGTCATTTGACGCAGCAGATAAAACGATCAATACGCTCGAACAAGGCGTCAAAAGCTTTGCGGGGTCGACAATCCGAAACTTCGCCCTGGCGAGTACGGCTGTTGTCAGCGCGATGGCCACCGCGAGCATCGGTATCCTGACCTTTCTCGGCAGTCTGGCAAAAGCCGATCTGGAGACTGAGAAGTTCGCCCGGCGGATGTGGCTATCAAAGGATGCTGCAGCAGAGCTGAGCAACACTCTAAAGGCCATGGGCGCTACGATCGAAGACCTATACCTCAGTCCAGAGCTCATGCGGAACTTTCAGCAGCTCCGTTCCACGATAAACGAGATGAAGCCTCCACCTGAGTTTCAGAACCAGATGAAGTTCATACGGTCGATCCAGTTCGAGTTTCAACGGCTGCGCCTGGAAGCGACATATGGGCTGCAGTGGATCGGCTATTACCTGTTCAAGTACCTGGAAGGGCCGTTGGTGAGGGTTAAAACCACTTTGCAGGCCATGAACAAAAACGTTATCCAGAACATGCCGAATTGGTCGAAGAATATCGCACAGGTACTGAGTTGGGTTGGTCGTCTCGGTGCGACCTTCATTCATGCAGGTGCTGATGTGCTTCGGCTAGTCTCAGAACTCGGCGATCGTATCCCGCGGACTATCAAGATCATCGGAGCGTCTTTGCTAGGGCTGGCCGTACTGCTGAAAACAGGGCCGCTTGGAATCATATTCGCCCTTTTGACGTCGTTGCTTTTGCTTCTTGACGACTTTTACACGTTTCTGGAAGGCGGCGAAAGTGCTCTCGGCCCGCTGTGGAAGAAGCTGCAGGACTTTTACAAGCTCCTCAAAGACACTGGCGCCATCGATCGGTTGGGAAAAGCGTTTGACAACGTATTTCGAACGATCGAGGACTGGCTTAAACGAGCATGGGGTTGGTTGCAGCAGCTCTACAACAAGTTGCAAGAGCGCGGCTATCTCGATACCCTGGAGAGCGCGTGGTCGTCAACGTTTGGGCTGTTGTTCAAGATTGTGCAAGGTCTGTGGGGCTGGGTTACGGCTTTCTTTGACGAGTTGAATGACGAAGGAATCTTATCCGGATTGATCGACTCGGTCATTGATCTCGGTAAAGAGATCAACGAAACGATTGGCTGGGTAGCCGATCTGGTCTCCAAGTTTTTGGAACTGGAAGAAGTGCAGAGCGTTTTGGAGGGGATCGGGAACTTCGTGTCCGGGACGCTGAAGTTCGCGCTTGAACTGGTCAAGAATACGATCGACGGCATCACAAACAGCATAAAGATTGCACGTGCATGGCTATCCGGGGACGACGAGGGGCTGCAGCAGGCTTTAAAAGAGCAGGACGCTCTGAGGAAACGGGAAGCTGAGTTCGGCCAGCGCTACGGCGGGAAGATCAAAGACTTTTTCAACTTCATGTTTGTGGATGAGAACGCACCGAATCCGTTTCTCTCTGGTACAGCCGAGTCAAGCAAACAAGCAGACAAGATCAATACCAGTGTCACTAACCTACCAAAGGGAATGGAGCCATCATTCAAAAAGGCGCTGAATGAATCGGAGCTTGTAAAGGGGTTCCGCAGTTTCAATCAGGACCTGAACAAAGGTTTTAACCTGCTGGCCATGATGATTAACCCGGAAGCTCTCCGACAGTACCATGATATGAGTATGGGCGGACTGCCGAGCAGCTACATGTACACAGCAAGCACGACTTCCAATCAAACAATCATCAGGACCGAAAACAAACCTACGTTCTACATTACCAGCACTGACCCGAAAGCTGCTGCTCAAGAAGTAGGGCAAATATGGACGGGCATGAATATCCGCAGCATGCGTCCCGCTTTCGGATAGGAGTGATTGTATGGCGATCAATCCAATTCTGGACCTCAGCTCTCAGCCTATCGCGTCGCTCGTCTACCTGAAGACCAACATCGGCGGCTGGTTTTTTGACGCTTTCTTGCGATCGACGCACACCAGCCGTCTGAACATCACCCAACACCCGGTCCAGACGGGAGCTGCACTCACGGATCACGCTTTTCTACAACCCAAAGAGCTGACCATGGAGATCGGGATGTCGGACACGGCGACCGGTCTCATACCAGGTCAGTTTACGGGCGGCTGGAGCCGGTCCGTGCAAGCGTTCAAGGTGTTGCAAGAACTGCAGGCCTTGCGCGTTCCGCTCCAGGTGCACACCCGTTTGGGTTTGTACCAAAACATGCTCATAGAAGAGATCTCTGCACCTGACGATTTCACGACGCTGTGGGGGCTGCGGTGCACAGTGACTCTGCGAGAGATCATCGTCGCGCAGGTGCGGACGGTGAAGATCAGCAGCAAACCGGCTGTGACGGATCGGGCAAATCGTGGGAAGTTGGAACCCGGCGACCCTAATCAGAGTGTTCTAAAGCAATGGGGGGTTGACAAGGCGATGAGCAAATTGTTTGGAGGGTGATTTTATGCCGATCACTATCTTGCCGATTGTCCCGTCCATGAATCAAAACTTTACTTGCACGCTTCCTGTCGATTCCAAGAACATCACACTGGATTTTTCTTTGACGTACAACACACCGGGTGGGTACTGGTTTATGTCTATTACCGACCATGAAACGGGAAAGTTATTGGTTGATTCTTTACCTTTGCTGCCAGGAGAATATCCTGCTGCTAACTTGTTGAGTCAATATAGCTATTTGGAGATTGGAAGTGCAGTGCTCGTTTCGGTTACGGGTGATGGCACAATGCCTACATTTGAATCTTTGGGAAGAGACCATTTCGTGTTATGGGGAGACAATACCTCATAAATTGAGTAAAGGGTCCTTTCCAAAATACGATCATTAGCAAAATTCTACAAAAAACCCTCCTTTTTATGGTAGTATACCGTTAATCAATAAATTAGGGGGTAATTGGATGAGCTTTTTAAGAGTGCTTCTCGCGGTATTTATTGTAGCTTCGCTCACTGCGAATGTAGCGTATGCAGCTGAGACCCCGATGAAAGCAAACACAGTGACAACTCTGCAGAAAGAACAACCAATCAGGGGGTTGCCGGCCACAGCTAAAGATATTGCAGAGGCTAAAGACAAAAGAAAATTTGTAGAAGATAACTATGCAAACCTTTTGAAGACATTTCCAGACACAGTTGATATGGCTTCGACTGGCCGGACGTTTGTAAGAGTCCGGAAAGGATTGTATCAGGAAGCGAAGCTCACTAACAGTAGGTATGATTTGGTCCTGCAGCTTGGTGTTACTAGCCTTGTGCCTGCAGACCAAAGAGATACTATAATTTTTAAATTGGTACTTCCAGACGGTCGAGAAATCGGGGCTGCTGAAATCGGGCTCGATGAGGAATCTTTATGGGTACAACAATTTTTTGTTTATCCCCTCCAAAAGCTATTGCCCATTACCGTGAATGTCTGCTTTGGGGTATCTGAAAAGGTCGACCCTTCTACCTGCATTTTAAGGGTATACGATGGAAATGAGCACATAGATCTTAAATTAAACAGTTACTGGGAAAACGGCCGGATGCAAGTGAAAATATGATTACTTTCATTAAACCGCTCCTTTTGGGGCGTTTTTCTTTTCGTCAGATTTGGGGGGAGATGGTGGCGTGGCAGACATCAAGAGCCTCGCTATTTATGAAGCACAGGTACAGGGTGTAGATGTCAATATCGTACTGGCTACACTGGAAGCAGAGACGAATTTCAGGAATATAACGGGCGACCATGGAAACGCTCTGGGCCCTGGACAAGTGTGGCCGAAGTGGCATACGGACTCTTTCAAGTGGGCAGCTGAACGATTTCACCTGGTTTGGCCATCAACATTGCAGGAGCAGACCAAACTTGTCCTGAGCAATGACCACTTTGCTACGGCCGTAGCTGTACGTGTGATCGGCAGGGCTTGGAAAGCGGCCAAAGGCGATTTTCGAGAGTTTTCCAAAATATATGTCGGCCCGAAGATCCCGGATTCCGATTACCAGCGTCGTTTAAACATCTATTTAAAGTACACCGGCGGGGCTGGCGCCGCAGCCGTCGCGTCTGCTCCTATCGGGTCTGTATATGGGGGCTTTGGCAGCGATCAAGCCCCGAGCCAATTCAATGATGTGGTGATCCCCTCAACAAACTACGGTGTGGTTGCGAACAGCCAAAGGTACGGTAACGTCCTGTATGGGCGACGATACCGTGTACTGGTAGCTAACTCGAAAGGTACGGCGCTTGACGTATCACAGTTGAGGTGCACATTTGATGTTCAAAAGACCATGATGCAGCCGCAGTTTTCAACGGTGACCATCTACAACTTGAGCGCCGAGACAGAGAACCAGATCATAAATGAAGGGGATACCATCATCCTTGAGGCAGGATATGAAGGCGAGCAATACGGACTGATTTTTCGGGGGGATGTTGTTCAGCCGATCCGCGGCAAAGAAGACGGTGTGACGTACAAGCTAACGTTGAACTCCATAGACAGCGACAGAGCGCTCAACTTTGGCTTTGTCGCTTTTTCTGTGTCCAAGGGGCAAACCTCTCGGGATATTGTCCAAAATGTCGCCAGCAAAGCCAGGCTGCCAATGGAATTGGGATTTATCTCGGATGGCCTCTCAACGGCCAAGCTTACGCGCGGTAAAGTGTTCTTCGGTACGGCAAAGGACTATTTGAGGCAGTTGGCCCATTCAAACGCTGCTACGTTCTACATGGAGGACGGCAAGGTAAATATCATCCAGGCGACCGATTATCCGCCAAACGAAATCGTTGACCTGGCTCCGGAGTCGGGCTTGATTGGCACACCGCAGCAGAGCGATTACGGGGTGAGCTTTAAGTGCCTGCTCAATCCGCGATTGAAACTCAACTCGCTTGTTCGGATCAACAACAGCCTGATTCAAGCGCAGACTTACCAGTTCGGTCAGATTCCGCGTGCGCTGGATGCAGAGGGGATTTACCGGATAATTGAGCTGCGCCACACCGGTGATACCCGAGGTGATACGTGGTACACGGAGTGTACAGCCGTTTCCCAAGCCGGTGGCGTCGTACCGGGCCTGATGTCGTCGCCCAGTGCAAATCCTTGGAGGTGAGTCATTTGTCAGTCCCCGTCAGCGAGCGTATAAAAGAAAACAGCATTGAGTTTTATAACACGTTGCTCGATAAGGTTTTTAACTCACTTCGTGTCAGTGTCCCCGGCATCATACAAGACTTTGATCCGATTACGCAAACAGCCACGGTACAGATTGCACTTCGTGAGCACGTGCGGCAGGAGAACATGGAGTACGCCTGGACAGCCATTCCTTCGCTGCAGGACGTTCCGATCGTCTTCCCTCGGGGCGGCGGGTATGTCCTCACGTTTCCGGTCCGAGCTGGCGATGAGTGCCTGGTGGTCTTTTCGGACATGTGCATCGACGCGTGGTTTAGTCTGGGAGGGGTGCAAAACCAGATTGAGAAGCGCCGGCATGACCTCTCGGATGCGATCGCCATCCCCGGGTTGTGGTCCCAGCCGAGACGTCTGCAGGACTATTCAACCAAACACGTGGAGCTGCGCGATGAGAGCAGAGCGCAGTTTGTCCGCATCACAGAGGACGCGATTGATCTTGTCGCGCCGCGGGTCCGCGTGAACGGTGTGAATATCACGGATAGCGAGCACTACAACAGCTGGATAAACGGAGGAGGGAAGGTTGATACATGATCTATCGTCCGATGGTCGGCGGAGACTACACCATGGGCCTTCCATTCTTGTCCGGCGCGGATGCTGTTAAACAGGCTATCAACACGCGCTTGAAACTTCTCATGAACGAATGGTGGGAGCAGATGGACGATGGCCTACCTCTCTTTCAACACATCCTCGGGGTAAAAGGGCATCCGGATAGTCTGCGAGCGGTTGATTTGCTCGTACAAGAACGGATCATGGGCACGCCACATGTCTCCAGAATTGTAGATTTTCAAAGCTCATACGATGGCCGCGCGTACTCTTGCCAGTGTAGTGTAGAAACGACATTCGGCGAGACGATCCCGATTACGACTACGTTCTGATGGAGGTGAAAAGGAAAATGGCCTACTTCACACCATACATCGACGAAACCGGCTTCCACATACCAAGTTACACAGACATCCGTGACGAGTTGATCGATCAAGCCAAGCAAATATTTGGTCAGGACATCTATCTCGGAAACGACAGCCAGGATTATCAACTCATCTCCGTTTTTGCAAACAAGCTATATGACGCCTACCTAACCTGCCAAGCCGTTTACAACAGCAGGGGGCCATCAACCGCCGTAGGTACGGGACTGGATGTCATCGTAGGAGTAAACGGCATAAGGCGTCTGAAAAGCACAGCCTCGAAAGCAACGGTGGTACTGACTGGTACGCCCGGAACGCTTATCACGAATGGAGTTGTCTCTGATGCAGGCGGGAATCAGTGGGTATTGCTGTCTCCAGTGACAATCGGTTCAAACGGGATCGTTACTACGGTAGCCACTTGTCAGGTGCCCGGGCCAATCGAGGCGGCCCCCAACACTATTACCGGAATTGTCACACCGACCCTGGGTTGGACCAGTGTGACGAACCCCGAGCCGGCGATCCCGGGAAGGCACACCGAAACAGATCCACAGCTACGTGCCCGCCAGGCGATCAGCACGGCCAATCCAAGCCGAACGGTGCTGGAGGGTATAAAAGGCGGCATCGCAGCGATAAGCGGCGTCACGCGCTATGAGGTGTACGAAAACGACACAGATGAGGAAAACGAAATGAGGCACCCTCCACACTCAATTACTGCTGTCGTTGAAGGCGGCGCCGATGAGGATATAGCTCAAACCCTCTTCAATCGGAAGACGCCTGGCTGCAATACCAATGGCACGACGATCGTAACGGTAACGGATAAGTACGGAGAGTCCACCCCGATTAGATTTTTCCGGCCGGCTTACGTGGATATAGACGTTGTAGTAAGCGTGAGGAGGCTGACCGGTTATACCACTCAAACGGCCGGCGATATCACCGAATACGTGGCCGAGTTCATCAACAGCCTGCAGATCGGCAGCAGTTTGGCCATATCCAGCCTGTGGGGCGCAGCTTTGCAAGCCAACCGGGTTCCGACAAACCCGTACTTCTCCATCGTCAGTTTGACGGCTGCAAGGGCGGGAGAGCCGCAAGGGACTACCGATATTGCGCTTCTCTTTAACGAGGCGGCCAGGTGCTCACCTGAGAACGTTACAGTTAACATTGCAGGATAGGAGGCGGGGCATGTCTATCACGCCGTATCTGGACTTGATCACTTCTCAACATCGCGACAAAGACAAGTTTATCCGCTGGGCGACCGTCTTGCTTGAAAAAATAGACGCCGCGGCCACTGCAGCAAACAGCATACCAAGCGCGTTTGACATTGAGAATGCTGTTGGGGTGCAGCTGGACACTCAAGGAGAGCTGATCGGCAGAACAAGGTATCTGCCTTTCCAGCTTCCCGACGGCACGTCTCCAGTACTGAACGACGAGGACTACCGTACCGCGTTGAAAGCCAAGATCGCGCAGAACCAGTGGGACGGAACGATACCGAAAATATACGAGTTATGGGATGATCTGTTTCCCGGTGCAAAATTGCGGATCACGGATAACCAAGACATGAGCATGAAGGCAACCATCCGGGGCGAGCTCGGATTGCAAAGCGTCCACCTGGTGACCGTCGGATACATCATCCCGAAGCCAACAGGGGTACGCTTAGACATCGCCTGGGAGTCCGAACTCAGCCGAGTTGATTACGTGGGGATGCTCGTGACAGAAAGGGATGTGGTACAGATTGCTTGTGAGGTTCCAGAGTAGATCAAAAGGAGGGCGGAGTAAATGGCGTTATACGGACAGATGGTTATCACCGATTTGGGCAGGAGGCTGTATGCGAAGGCGCAGACCGGATCTCCGCTCGTCTTCACGAAGATGGGGATCGGTTCCGGTTCGTACTCTGGGGACCCAAGGTGTCTAACGGAGCTAGTCCGTCCGATCGGCTACTTTGAAATAAACTCAATCACGGCGACCGGAGACACGGCTCACGTCAAGGGTGTTTTCTCAAACATGGAGATCACACAGACAACCTATTCCTGCGAGCTCGGGTTGTACGCCAATGATCCGGATTACGGGGAGATCTTGTACGCCTACGCGAATGCCGGGAGCAATGGAGACTACATCCCGGCGATCGCGGCAGGCCCGTTCTCTCGGGAGTTTCAGATCAACGTGGTTGTCGGCAGTGCAACTGAGGTGACGGCAACTATTCCCTCAACAGCCTTTGTTGCAGTTTCTGACTTCGATGAGCATGTAAACAACAAAGACATCCACATTACACGCGGCGAATTTGAGGCGGCCATTTCGAGTCTCAGGAACGAGGTGCAGCTTATCAAGTCCACATTCCCGGACAGCTTCACGCACAACCTGTTCTCAAAAGTGTTCACGACACTTGATGGAGTTGTGCTCACTCGTGGTTACTTCAATGAGGCACAGGCCCGCCTGGAGGTGTGATTCCAGCATGAGGAAACTTTCGGATAACGGCGTGAACGCTTATGGCTTTAAGATTTGGACAACGCATCGAAAAGTGCGCGATCAGTCCAAACGAGCGATGAAGCGCCGCATAAAAGCGATGGATCGCAAATTGAAAGCAAGGCTTATCAGAAAACAAGACGTACAACAAGCCGTTAATTCTTGGCTTGGACATGCAAGGCATAGCAATAGCTACAACCTCGCGAAGAAGATATTTGAAAGGTATCCCTATATCAAAGTGGAAGGAGAGATGAAGTTTGGCGGCAGAATACTTGGGAATCGTTGAATTGGGCGGTCTGTACAAGAATGGGGTCGTCCAGAACAGGCCGACAAAACCGTGGAGGATTGATTCGGAGCCGGTTTCTGGAGTCGGGGTTGGGGACATTCCTGACTTCAACACTTTGGCCGATATGACGAAGTGGACAATCGGCAACACTCCCGGAAACGCGGCGCAAAGATTGAAATGGCACAAAATCAAAGACGGGTCGAAAACGCTGCTCATTTGCGACCGCGTCATCTTGGCGAATGTGAGCTGGGATGATCTGAATGGTCAGAGCCTCGTCACAGGCAAAACGATCACCATCGACGGTCAGCAATACCTTTGCAGGCTGCTCACCGGGGGAAGCAACAACAGAAACGGCGATTACTATGCAGGCGGATCGCCCTCCGCCAACGAATGGGATCGGTTCATCACCCGCGAGGAAGCGATCTCCGGGCTCCCGGTTCCTACTTCTACGGACTTGGATACTACTCTGAATACGACAGATCAGTCCAGCACGCACAACCAAGCATGGAACTGGTTCGGCATGTATTCGTGGGTGCAGGAAACGTATACGGGGAACTCCTCCTACCGCGCTCTTCGCGGCTCCAATTCGGCTCGCTACTGGTACTACCACTACGTCACGGGTCGCAGCATCAGCGTCGGTTGGCGCCCCGTCCTTGAAGTTCTGAACACTGCCCCCTCTGTAACTCTGACCAGTCCTACCGATAATCAAACATTATCGGAAGGTAACCAATACAAGATCGAAGGTAGCGCAGCGGATACCGACAACGGCAATGTGGTGACGGTCAAGTACAAGATCAACAATGGCACGACAAGGGCGATTGCCTCCGGAGTATCCAACGGAAGCACGCCTATTTCTTTTGCCAAGTCGCTGACATTTAGCAACAAGCGGCTGCGGGATGGTTCCACGGACATCGTCGGCGCCGATCTGGCCGAGGGCGTTGACCACACCCTTACCGTATGGGCTGAGGACGACCAGGGCGGCAAGAGCGCGGAAGTCACACGCAAGTTCCGCGTCATCTGGAACCGGCCACCTTCAATCAGCGGAGCTAACGAGGATTTGGGTACGATCATGGAGCCGCCGAGCAAAACCTACAGCGTCACTGATCCGGAGGGCAACCCTTTCACCATAACGGAGAAGATCGACGGAAAGGTAATCCGGTCATTTGAGGGCGTACCTGGTCGGAAGGAGACCGTAACGATCCCGCATGACCTTTGGATTCGGCTGGATTTGGACACGCCGCACAGCTTGACCGTGGAGGCGACCGACAGCAAAGGGCTGACATCAACGAGAACGTTCACATTTACCCGAAAGGAAACCCACATCGAGTTCATGCTGGACTTTGACAACCCCGATGTGGAGGCGCACTTCACTCTTGACGGGATGCCAAAGCGCGTGCTTGTCACGCTGGAACGGTACCTGCCGCCGGGCTCCTCGATCGAGTTTGTCCGAGTGTGCAACAATGCAATGGACCAATCGCCGACCTGGGAGGATATGACTGCAGCGGTTCTCGCCGGTCGCGGTCACCTTTTCCAAAACCAGCAAAAGACCGCTGAGAGTTGGCGCATCAACATCTGGGTGCGCATCGCCAAAGGCACAGCAACAGAGCGTGTAAGACTGGACGGTTTTGGAGGTGCGTTTGATTGATGAAGTTCCAAAACGTAAAGCCAATAACTGTGATTCGTCAGGAGGAGCAGGAAGATCCTGTCCTGACAATGGGGCAGGAGCTCATCAGGTTGAAGTTGGACAATATTGAAAAGGACGCAACCATTCAAACCCTGGGGCAGCAGTTGGCATTAATCAAGCTGGAACTGATCCAAATGAAAGGAGGTGGTACATGATGGCATTCTGGAACCTGGCATACAAATACAAGTGGGTCACGATCGATCAGCTGCGTTTGGCTGTTCGGACTGAATCCAATCCATATGGGGAGATTACGCTGGAGGAGTTCAAGCAAATCACCGGTGTGGATTTCTAAGCGCCTTTCCCAAAGCGGAAAAGGCGTTTTTTCATGGGGAGCTGCGGCTCCCCCTTATTCATCAAGACCGTGAGTCCGCCCCGAGCCGATCGGGGCTTTCAATTTGCCCTCGGGGGTGGCGAGGAGGATGAAGCACATTGCGCTTTGTACAAAGACTTGAACTTGAGAACATCGCAACACAAGCAAATGCCATGGCAGCGGCAACGGGGGCGGTGCTGGCGCCTGTGTTCCATTACTTCTATGGAACCGGTCGAACTGACATTATCGTGGTGCTTTTGTTTTGCATCGTACTGGATTGGATAACCGGCATCCAGGCAGCCAAGAAGAAAGACAAAACGTATTCGTCGGAATATGGCCTGAGCCGTATTCCCCGGACATTGTTTCTGCTGTCCCTGCCGGCCCTGGGAAACTTGCTCGACCGTGTTATGGGGACACCGGGCTTTCTTTTTTACGGCGTCACGTTCGGCCTCATCTATCACACCTGGAACAGCCTGACGGCCAACGCAACCCGAGCCGGATGGCCGGTGCCAAAGGCAGTCGCCAAGCTGGTGGAGTCTGAGATCAAAGCAAAGACTGATCGGGCCATGAGACAAAGGGAGGGAAATGGCCATGCAAATCGTTGACATGCTGCTCACCAACAAAAACGCACGCCCCGGGACCAAGATCACCCCCCGGGGCCTTGTCATCCACTGGACGGCCAATGAAGGGAAAGGCGCAGACGCCGTTGCTAACCGGAACTACTTCAACAAGCCAACCACAGAGGCCAGCGCTCATTACATCGTTGACGACAAGCAGATTGTGCGCTGCCTACCCGAAAACGAGATGGCCTACCACGTCGGCGCCAAGCAGTACAAACGGGAGGCGGTAGCCAAGTTGAGCAGCTATCCGAACAACTGCACGATTGGGATTGAGATGTGCGTCAACGCGGACGGCAACTTCCAGGAGACCTACCGGCGCACGGTGGAATTGGCTGCGGACATCCTGAAGCGGTATGGCTGGGGAGTGGACCGGCTGTGGCGACACTTTGACATCACAGGCAAAAACTGCCCGGCATATTTCGTCTCGGACGATTATGGCCGGAAGTACACCGGCCTGACAGCGGCGCAAGCCTGGGCGAAGTTCAAGGACGATGTTCACAAGTTGCTCACGGCAAATCCACAACCAGCACAAAAACCTGTGGATAAGGTTTCCATCGAGATTAACGGCTGCCGCCTGCCGGTTCAAGGCTACCTCCGTGACGGCGTATCCTGGCTGCCGGTCCGGTCCGTAACCGAGGCAGTCGGTGGCAAAGTGGAGTGGTGCGCTTGCACGAAGCAGGTGCGCGTGAACGGAAAAGACGTGACGGAGAGCATTGAAAGTGGCACGGCGTATGCTCCGGCCCGGGAGCTGGCCGCCATCCTCGGGCTGTCGGTGGAGTGGGATCAGGGCACGAAAACCGTAAAGCTGAAGAAAGGGTGTGTGTAGTATGACTCTCGCAGACGTGGTTGTCTTTGGCCAAGAATGGGGCGCGCTGATCGCCCTTTTTCTGTTGGTGCTGCTCGTCATGGCCGCCGACCTGTTCCCGCGCGTCGCTGCCTTTATCGCCGAGATCGAGGCGGTGTTCCCGGGCTTGTACGCCCACCTGGAGGACAAAGAACAAGCCCTTGTCAATCGTTACGACCGGCTGCCGGCAAGAATCCGCGCCGGCTTCGCTTTGGTCGGCGGCAAAACAGCATGGGCCGCGCTTGTCAGGTGGATGTACAAATTCGTGCGAGATCGAGCAAAGAGAAGCTAAACAGACAGCCCTCCGGCGGAGAAAATCCACTGGAGGGCTGTCTCGTTTTTATTTACGCCTTACGCCGCACCATGTCCACCAGCCCATGATCAAGCTGATGGCTGTGGAGCGGGTGCTTTTTCATGGCGTCCATGACCTTGCTCGTGTCGATCGCCAGGTAGTGCTCCAGCGTCTGGACACGAGCGTGGCCGCTGATCTCTTTCAAGACGAATAGGTCCACTCCCTGTTTGTACAGGAACGTCAAGCAGCTACGCCGCAGCGCATGGAGGCTGAGCCCGTCCTTGTAGATGCCGAGCTTCTTGGCATATGACTTGAACAACCAGTCGATCCCCTTCTCGCTGTATGGCTTGCCGTACTTGGTAAGGAACAGCGTCTGGTCGTCCTCATCCGTGACAAAGTACTTCCGCCCGCATCGGTACCGGTTGATTTCGTGCCGACTCTTCCCCTTCTTTTTCTGAATCTCCTCATACACGATCCCGTTTTGCAGATAAAGCTGCAGCGCGTTGGCCAACTGCGGAATCATCGGGATCACCCGGTCTTTACCGCCTTTCCCGTCCCGCACATGGATGTACCCCTCTTCGAAGTTGACGTCGTATGTTTTCAAGGCGATCAGCTCACTTACCCGAACGCCTGTAAAAAGGAACGTGGCAAAGATAGCGTAATCGCGGATCGCATACCTTCCAGTCAGCATGATCCCGTCCAGCAGAGTTTTTGCCTGCTGCTCCCCGAGCGTAATCGGCACCGTCTTCGGTACTTTCATTCCTTGGATGTTTTTGGCCGGGTTTTTCGTGATGTCGTAGTCGTCGTGATCGACGAAGTACTCATAGAACGACCGGATCACGGACATATGCCGATTGACGGTACGCGGTGCCAGGCCGGCGTCGACGAGGCTGAACTTGTACTCACGAATATCCTGCTGCCGAAGCTCCAGCACGTCTTGCGTGGGAAAATGGCCGATGAAGCGGCGCAGATCCATTTCATACCCGGTCAGCGTCTTCGGCCGCGCCCCTTTGTCGCTTTTCATGTACAGTAGAAACTCTCGCACGTAGAGATCGTTGGTCTGAGTTTTGACGATGCTTACCACATTCCCGTGCATAGAATCCCCTCCCTGGATTGTTCCAGGGCAGCACCTAATGCTAAGATATAACCATCAGGCGCTGCCTGGTGCTCAGAAAGCCGTTTCTCAGTCTGGCCGGACGTGAACGGCTTTCTTTGTTTTTATCATAAAGCGACTTTTTAAAAAGGGAATGGCCTTACATGAAAAACCACGGGGTAACGGTTCTTTATTTTCCCCCAATTGGTATTCCGGGTAAGAATGTTGAATAACGGCGTAATATCAAGTGTTGTTGCGCTTTTTTCATGTCAAAACAGTCATGTCAAAACAATCATGCGGTTTTTAGGGGATAGTTTTGACATGAAAATTGGTCATTTTCCGGACATAGTTTTGACATGGATTCGGACTGGACGTTCGCATTTTGTTCGCATATAATAGGAACAAATGTTCGTGATGGAAGTGGGAACATGCAGAATGGCGCTTGGCGTGATGTTCTTCACGAATATATCGTCTATGGACTGCTTTTCAAGGCTCTGATGGTTGATTCTGGCCATTTGGAGCAGGCCTCAACCAAACTTCGATACAAGCCACTTCTGGAGAAACTCTCGATCAAAGCCGAGCGGGAGCATCACAAATACCGCCGAGAGCTTCACAGACTTGGCTGCAAGGTGGTGAAGACCGAGCAACAAGCGATTGGATACTGCGTAACGTTGAGATTGCGTGGTCATGTCCAAGAAGCGATATACTCCGTCGAGACGTTGAGAGCGGAATGCGAAGTTCGCCTCGAAAGGCTGATCCAAAACCGTTAAGTGGTTCAGGGAAGTTCGCGGCGGTCCCGGTGTGTACGAGACAGCATGGGGTGTCATAAAGGAGATTGACGCGGACAAACGACGGTTTTAGAAGAAATCTCTGCACCAGCGTGATGAACGCGCATAATCCCACGCGCCGCCGCATACGCTGGTAGCGACAGCGCAGCAGCGCCCCAGCGGTGTTGGAGAAGTATTGTCTGCATAAAAAACGAGCCCTTTCTCGATTGAGAAGGGGCTTTTATGCTGTGTTGGTCTGTGTTGCGCTACACAGTGTTGCGTAGAGTTGTGCCTCAACTTCCTCGACTGGACGACCAAACAGGCGCGCGCACTCTTCACCGCGGTACCAGTTTTCATAGGCATACAGGCGTTCCTTCGGCGGTCGAAGTCCGCGAGCAACGAACGGCGTCTGGCGTTTTCCTTCAGCCCGGATGACATGCAGCCAGTCCTTTTTCTCGATCCGCAGGCACTCCTCGACAACGGTGCTTACATCCCCCGTGAAGTCGACCAATTCTTCTTTCAGCGCCTCGTACGTCTTTTTGCTACTCGCTCCCAGGTGGAGATGCGGTCCGGCAGATATAAGGATATCGCGGAGATCGCGCGGTACCTGAGCCCAATCGTGGAAGAGGAATACGGGGATTAACCGGTACTTCCGAGCCTCGACGACGATGTCTTCGAGGAGATCCACGCAGGCTTCGAAGTTCGCCCCTAGCATCTGGTGAATTTCGTTCAGGATCAGGAACGTTGGTCCATCGGCGCCGATCGCCATTTTTGCGAGCCAAATCTTCACGAGCTGGTGGTGGAACACCCGCGGGGTGCCTGACTTCATGAAGACCTTTTTAGGGATCTTCACCACGACCGTTTTCCCCTCACGCATCCATCGGGCGTAGTCGACCACGCGCTTACCACTGACGACCTTCGGCTCCTGACAGAAGATATTGCGCATCGCGTCGTCGCTGATGATCTTGACCAGGCGCGACTGAACATACCCGGCAATCTGTGCCTGTTTGCGCTCGCCAAGCGCGGTGTACGCTTCCCACTCCCTCACGAGGAACACCTGCCGCTCCACACGCAGCCGGCGCAATACCTGCTCGCGGTATGGGTTCGGGTCGGGGGAGAGCATGTTAGCGATATGAAGCGGGTTGCCGCCAACCGCCCGGGCGGCCGCCCGGAGCCAATGGTCCGTGTCGGTCATGTCCCCGGTGCCGAGGAAGGTACTTAGCTCAGCCGCCATCCGCCGGTTCGCCTCCCGGCCGGCGCCCAGGCCCTCGTGCCAATCCTGTGCGATCGGCCAGTCCGTGTTTCCAAGATCGACCTCGATGTATTGCTCCAGCTCGTCGGGCGCAAAGGTGTCTCGCACTTGGTCGGACATGCCCCTGTTCTTCTCGTCGACCACATCGACCAGGAACGATCCAATTCCGTGGAGTCGCCCCTCGACGACCAGGTTGGCTGCCAGCGTGTCCTTGCCGCCGCCCATTTCCGCGATGGCCACGTGTGGGAGGCAGAATTCGTCCATGTTGCTTGTCGGTAGAAAGACGTCAACCTCTCCATCTTTCTGCCGCACGGTCCCGATCTTCACTCCGCCCCGGCGCAGCGCGGCCGGCACCTTGCTTTCGCGCTGTGCGACGGCGGCGACGATACCGTACTCCTGCTGCAGCGAGCGCGGCGGTAGTTGGAGCAGGCGCCCGATCTCTGCGGGGGTGAGAATGTCGCGCCGGCCGGAGAAGAATGGTACCTGCAACCTCCGGGCCCGCACGTCTCGAAGGAAACGGCCAAACCTCCACCCGGGTACCCGGCGGGCTTCGAACTGGTTGTCTGCATTCAGACTTGCCAGACCGGTGCAGAGGCCGCGGCCAAGGCGCTGCCGCCGGCGCGGATCGTCTGAACGGACGAGCACCCGGAGTACGAAGTCAAAGCCTTGCCCGGCCAACTTCTGCTCGGTCGCCTCCGAGAGGTGACCGACTTTCCGCCATTCTCGCGGTTTGTGTCCCCGGTCGAATTCCCGCCGATCCGTCGCGGCATCCTTCCACCAGTCCGGTTCGGCTGCCTGGAACCCGAATTGGATCACAGCGTAGTCGTCCCCGCGAAACTGCCTAGACAGCTCCAGAAGTAAGGGAAGCGGCGCAAGTTTCCGCCGGTCCGTGGATAGGGACAGGAAGTGCGGGAAACGAAGGCGAAGATGCCAGGCGTCCGTATCTGGGCCGAACGGCAGCAAGTGGTCGTCTTCCGCCGGCTCCAGTACGGCAGTCGGCCAGGTGGCTTCCACCTGCTGCCGGGCCATCTCGGCCGTACGCGCCCGCGTCGCCATCCGGATCTCATATCGGTCCCGGGAGATCACTGTTTCCCAGAAAATGCGTTCACGTTCCGGCCAGCACCATTGTTCTACGGCGGTTGCCAAGAGGTCCGCGATCGCCTCATACCCGTCTGCGAGTGGTGTAGCGAAGTGCTCCACGTCTTCATTTGTCGTCGACGGGCGAGGGACCACTTTCACGACTAACCAATCTACTTCCCGAGGAACGCCGACCGAATCCCTGCCTGTACGGCATCGTTCAGCATCGCCCCGAGGAAGTACAGGAGCAGTACCATTGACGGCACCAGGGCAGTCCCCAGTATGATCCCGCCGGCCGTCATGAGGGTCATCCGACCAACCCGGCGCTGGAATATTACGATTACAATACCCACCAGCAGGCCGAGCGTACCGATCACGAGCGCCAGACCCTGAATCGTCCCGAACATGGGGCTGAAGCTGCCCCATAGTTTCAAGACGGAGGCCATGCTGCCGGTGTCGGCCAGGGCAGGCGTGGTCAGCATCGCGCCCGCGACGGTCCACAATGTCGTCGCGAGCTGGCGCAGCTTTGGGTTGGGCAGAACCACCGCCGCCTGTTTTGTGCCGATTGTTGACGTAAGCGGGACTCCATTGATACGCACGATCATGCTGATGCACCTCCGTATGGTTTTCGCCTTTTTAGGGGACAATGAGAAAAACTGTGAAGGAGGATGATACGGGTGCTGCTGGGTCTTGGAATCGGATTAGTGATAGGTGGAATTTCCGCGATTGCCTACGCTCTGATGTGACCGCCTCCCCCGGGGCGGTTTTCTTTTTGCGCCCTTTGTGCTTGAATTGACAGAACCACCTGTTTCAGCCGATCTTTCACCCACTTGCTGAAGTTGATGCCGTTCGCGTACTCCCAGCAGGCTTTCTCCAGTGGATCGTCGACGTTGAAAGCGACTTGTTTGCGTTCTGTTGCCACACACCACACCTCCCATTGCTGTGATCTGCCACGTAGCGCATTGGACCGTTGAAGTGCGCTCTGGGCTGTTGTGTTACTATCAGATGCAGCAGCGATTGTCCATTATTCCCGAATTCGCAACGTTTGAAAAAAGCAACTTTTGGCCAAGCTGGTAACAAAAACAGGGAGGTCAGTTACGTGTCGTGGTTTGGGTTAGGTAAGCAGCGGTCCAAGTTTGGAAAGTGGTTGGACAGTCAGGGCATAACACAGGAGGAGTTGTCGCAGAAGAGTGGCGTCAACAAGTCAACGATCAGCCGTCTTTGTAGCGGTGATGCTTTTCGTCCGTCAATGAAAAATGCAAGTAAAATCATGCAGGCGTTGAGGCGGCTTGGGAAGAACGTGGACTACGATGATTTTTGGTCAATGTAAGTAAGAGATATCAAACAGTCGATTTCATAACTAATAAAATAAAAACAACATCGAGCAAGCCCAAATTACCCGCAAAATAAAATTTGAAATGGTTTTGTGTTGACATTTGTCAGCATCTCGCTTATCATTGGCTATAAAGAAAACCTAAAATGGTAAGATGGGTTGAATTATGCCTATTTCCGTTTTATACTATAAAAAACGGGAATAGGCATATTCTCGTTTGGGAGAGTGGGAAGCGATTTGTGTTTCATAGTAATTTTCATTTAGGTGTTAAAAATATAGTCTGTTTAAAAAATTCGCAGCTTATCGACAAAATACGACAACATCCATCAATCGAAATAACTAAAATGAGAATTAAATGGTTGCCTATATGGCAAGGAACTGCTTGAGGAGGAGCTATAAAGCTCACTGCCGTTTACCTTTTGCTGCAATAATCCACTCGTAAAGATCCTCTGCGTGACATCCAAGGATTCGAGCTGCCAAAACAGCATTCTCGAACGTCATATCCCGTTCGCCTTTTATCCATCTGCTAACAGTGGACTCTGCCACACCCATGCGGCGGGCAAACTCGGCTTGGGACATGTCGCCCAACAAGTCTGGTAAACGGCATCTCCCGCGCAGGAGTGCCATATTTGCACCTCAACTCGTAGGTTTATGTAAGGATTATAGCATAAGAAAGAGAGGGAGAGAGGCCAATGGAAGGCCAAGGAAAAATTACTCTTAAAGAAGCGAGAAAATTTCGCAATCTTACTTTGAAAGAAGTATCTGCGGAAATTGGCATTCCCGCAAGAACTCTTCGTAAATATGAACTTTCCCCGGGTAAGACCCCGCTCCATATAGCGGTTAAATTACTGCTCTTGTATCAGGTTCCCATTGGTTCGGTTAAATTTTAAAAGGTATCGTGCCTCGAAGTACAATAGGAGA